AATCTGACAGCTTCTGCATCTGTTAATAAGGCTGTTTGTTTTGAGCCACTTCTGTCTTGGTACTTAATTGCAACAGCTCGATAGTTAACATCAGGTTCGTTACCTTTAATAATTTCAGGGTTAATAAGTTCTACAACATGGTCGTTTTCAATTTTAAGCAAGATAATTCGTTTGTTTAACCCAGCTTTTGGGGCAGACAGGCTTGAACCTCCTCGCTCCCTTAAAGTTTTAACCAATGAATCAAGTTTTTTGCTAAGAGAATCGTTAAAAGATTTAATTTTTGACGGCTTAGATTTAAATTGCTTTTCAATTTTCATTTTTTTCCTCTAATTTGTTCCTGGTTTTTGGTCCTTAAACATTTTTTCCATTTTTAAAATATGGTCAAACTCTTCTTCAGAAGAGAGGTTGTTCTGATTAAGCGTTGAAATTTTTTCGGACAGATTTCTAACAGCTTCTTTTTTGGTAATCAAACCGTGTTCGTAATCTGTACAAATTTTACACATTTTTGCTCTTTCTAATAACTGTTCTATGTTCTTTATTAACAGTTATGTAGTAACCCTTTTTATGATTAGAGAAAAGTTCTTTTAATAAATAAGTTTCTAAATGTTCTCCATAAGCTTCATAAAAAACTTCTGTTATTTGAAATCCTAAATCCAAATCCCAGCCGTCTACTTTAAAATGGCGATCAATTGCTTTAAACCTTTTTTTTGCAGCTTTAGTAAGCTCTTTATTGTTTTCTGTTTTAAAAAAATTTTTGTTTACTTTTAATACAACCTCTTTTGTTTTTTTCTTATTTGTTCTCATCTTTTGCCTCAATCAAAGTTTTAAAACCATCTTTTACTTCTTCAAATCCTTCAGCAATAAAGTATTTAAAATATCGCTTTCTTTATCACGTTTTTCTGGAGAACCATACCAAGAAAGCTCCCATATAATTCCATATAATACTTGACCTAAAGAATAAACGCAATCATCAAATTTAATTGGACTTTTTGAAGTATCTCCGCTATCACAAATTAAAAGCTTTCTTTTAAGTTTAATAGGAATGTTTGCTAGATCGTTTGTTGGTATAAACGATAAACTGTAATTAATTCGCTGATTTGCCTGATACATTAAGGTGCCAAATTCATCATATTTATCTTCAATCAATTTTTTAGATACCATATGAAAACTAGGAAAACCGTAACCATCTATAATTGATTGATTGTTATCGTTAACGTCTTGATTAAGATTCCAATAAAGCTGTAAATATTCTACATCATCAAAAGTTTGCGCAGGCTTATTATTTAGACCTTCGTTTACAAATTCTTCAACCCAGTTATTTAAGTATATAGAGTAAAATAATATATCCCTCTTAAGAAGGAGAAGTATATCTTTAAGCTTTAAATTTTCATGAAAAGAAACATTTCTAAACATTAACGTTGGCGCATCTTGAGTCACATTACGTTCTTTAAAAGTGCCAATTTTAGCTACTTCGTCGTAGTCCCAATAAGTCTCTACTAACTCGCCGCCAGGTATTATTTTAATTTCATTATCCATATTTATTTACCACAAATAGCATGATAAGTGTTATTTTTTACTTTTTCAAATTTTTTTAAACATGGCAAGCCTTTGTATATAGATGGGCATCTTGTTTTGGCCCTTTTTAGCACTTCGTCGTCGTGTTTTGTCCATTTAACATTATCAAAAACTTTTACTTCGGTTTTTGGACAACTGTTCGCAAAAACATTTAATGAAAAAATTAACAATATCAATAATTTATATTTCATTTTCCAGAACTCCCAAAACCGTTTTTGTTTCTTTTTGTTTTAGGCAGCTTTTTAACTTCAACTATTTCCCCTCTTGGGGAGGGGACTATTAATAATTGAGCTATTTTATCACCTATTTTGTAATGCGGGGCTTCACTGGTTAAATTTAACTTTCTAATCCTGACTTTAATACTATCACGATACCCTGAATCTATCACTCCAACAGCATTTGCAAGCATACAATCGTAATTAGACATGCTAGATCTTGGAAATAACAAACCAACATAGCCTTCTGGTACCTCTAGGGCGACTCCCGTATCAAATTCAGTATACAGATCGGATTCTTTTATAAAAACCATTGCTTGTAAATCTAAACCAGCATCTCCTGGATTAGCATATTTAGGTAATTCTGCATCTGGATGGGTTTTTTTAATTTTAATTTTCATATCTTTTTAGGGTATGGAAGTATTTTATACTTAAGTTTACTTAAAGCTCTTTTTTTCTTTTTTGATCTTTTGTATTAAAATATATATATCGATGTTTTCTTGGCCTGTCTATATAATAGACGTTAGATTCACCATATTTTTGTTTTACTTCTTCCATGGTCATACCGTGGGCATATGTTGCGTGATGTTGATGCTCTAAACCTTTAACTTTTGGATCTCTAAATTTAGCACTTAATCCACAGTAATAAAAGTTAGTAGCCTGATAAACAATACCAACATGACCCTGCTGAATTTCAGAAAACGAAACTATTATTTCTTTGTCTAATAATTTTATAGTATTGCCAATTAAAAAGCTTTCCCCGTTTTTAGGGACTTTATCGCTCACCCATAATCGAGTCAATTCATACACATTATTTTTTTCGCTATCTCCACATATGCCTTTTAGCAAAGTTGAGCTACAGCTCACGCCATAAGTTATTACACCCTCTATTTCTTCGCTTGTTTTGCTGAATAATCCAAACGCACAAGAACACGGAGCTTTTCTGTGCAAATAATGGTTTTTAATAACAATATCCATGGCCAAACCATAGTCGATTTTTTTTATATAAAAGGAATTTTTAATTCTCGTGCTCATGCGTCGTATAAGTGGCTTTTAGGTCTGGGTGAGAAAAACTCGTCTTCTTCAATAATGTCCCAATTTTCAACATCTTCATATTTAATTAAAAAATTATACGACTTGCCAATTTGCCATGGCCTGCCCATGCAACCCAAATTCCAATACTCAATATTGAAATATAGTCCTTGAGTTCCACGGCCAGTAAACTTTGCAATTCTAATGCATAAATCTTTAAATTTTTTATGCTTATAAAACTCATTTTCTAAAAATAGATCTTCCATATTAACCCTTAATAATTACTTACTGATCGATCTTCTGATACAAGTTTTAATTTGGGCTTGTTCCTTCTTTTCCTCTTTTTAAATCTTTTGATAACTTTTTTAGTTACACGTTTAATATCTTTTCTGTGGTCATATACAGAAAAAAACATTTCTATAAAACTAAATGCAGTAATAAATACTAACATTAAAGTATCGTAAAGTTGGTAATTCACGATTCCTTGTCCTTTCTAAACATATTTAAAACATTTTTAAATGTACTATCTTCTTCACATTGCCTTGCATGAACCAAAATTTTACCCCTGCCTTTAACGTTAACCCACACGCTATTTGCGTTATCGTTTACTTCTAAGACATCTGCCGTTTCGCCATCCAAAAAAACAAAAAAATTGGACAATTCTATACGGCCAAACCCGTATACTTTTACTTTATCGTTTTCGTTCATAAATAGTATTATATCAAAATATCAATTAAAATCAATATAGATAAAACGTAATTATTTCAATTATTTAACGTTAAACTAAACAAACCAAGTTACTACGTTTTTTCTTTGTCCGTTTGTAACTGGATGTACGGTATGTGGATGTGTATGTATTGATGGAAAAAGTATTACATCCCCCTGCCCCAGTTTAACCCTAAAATTTTGATTTGGAAACTCAAGAACGCCACCCTCATAATCGGAATTTAATTGAATCACACAAGATACAACGCGTTCCCTTAAAACGGGGGACAGCTTAGAACAATCTGTATGATGATAATACCCTGTTCCATTAAAATAGAAGTTATATCTGTATCCCTGATCGCCATTTATTAAATTTTTAATTTCTGGATAAAATATTGAATATATTTCTAAAATTTCTTTTGTTGTTTCAAATAATTTATTGTCTACTTCAGTGTTTTTAATAAAATGTATTTTGGTAGTTTCCTTTTTAATTTGTTCATCTTTAACAAAGACTGTATTCCAATCTTTTATTAGGCTTATGTCTTTATTCAAAATACTCATGGTTTCTTTAGAAAGGGTGTTTTTGATTAAAACAATATCATTGTTTATAACAATATCTTTGTTGAAATAAGAATTTATTATTCTTTTTTTGTAATCTAAAAGGTTTTTCATAAACTAAAATTATTTAAAATATCAAAAACTAACGATTTAAACCTAATTAAATCATTTTGATCTTTAACGTCCGATCCCAAAAAACGAACCAATTCCGAACATTTTTTTATATGTTGTTTTTCTAAGTCCGTCAAAGACTTTTTAGTTTTTTCGTAAATCCTTATTATATGAATTAGGTTTTTTGTATAGATTGGTTCAAATTTATATATTCGTTCAAAACTTCCACGAACAATTGTTTTAATTAATTGACCCATAACCTTTTTTCTTTCGCTTTCATTATACTGATCTAAACTGTTTAATGATTGAACTATTTCTTGCCTAGAATTTATTAAAAACGAAGAGAAAAACGTCCAAAGATCTGGGTTATTCTTAGAAACCCTGCCCTCCATTTTAATTTTTTTTCCAAATATATGGGTCGACTGCATATTAAAAATTAATTTTGTTTTTGGTTCTATGGAATCATTAACTAAATCCTTATAATTTATTATGCTTATGTCTACTTTTATATATTTTTTAGATAAAAAATGTACATTTTTAGCGATGTAATCAACCGACGGCTTACACAAATCTAAATTGTCGCAAATTAAAATTAAATCTAAGTCGCTTATGTTTTTTGTGAAATTTCCAGTGGAAATGCCGCCCCGTAAATAAATAGAAACAAAATTGTTTTTGTTTAATAAATAAATAACTCTGCATATTTTTAATATGTCCCATAGCAAGGTTGCTGGAACATATCTTATATCACTCTGATTATAAAAAAACCCAAATTTATCTGCATGGTATATGTCTGGCGTATTTTTTTTGATAAAAAAAATTTTTTTTATCGAGGTTTTTACTATAAAATTAAAAATCCATAAAAAATCAATAATTTTTGTTAATAATTTCATTTTAACTTATTACAGTTTAACTTTATTGTGTTACTAGTGTAACACAATAAAAAAACAAAAGCAATATAGCAAATTTTAATTATTTCAACGATTTACTTAAATTTAATAAGAATCTATCTACAGACATTTGGTCATATGAGGAGGGAGGATTTACAAGCCAATACATTATATCTTTGCTGCTTTCGGAATGTTCTAATCCAGAACAATGACCTAGTTCATGCCATATTACAAATTTTAATATGTCCGAATCAAACGCTGAAGGGAAAATTTCTATGGTGCATTTGTTTAATTGTATATACGCTTGTGCTACTGTTACATTGCCGTTTTGTTTTTCAAGATCTTGATCCATCATTTTAAAGTAAATTTTTTGATTTTCTGGATATTCGTTAGTAAAGCTTAAAAGGGGTCTTGGACTTCTAATATTTAAATCGTTAATTGCGCCAATAATACTGTCCTGTTCAGTTTTGTTAAAATTAGAAAACCCGCCTATGTTAGCTGGCCAATAAATGCTATTTTTACCGCAACTTATTAAATTTAATACAGAAATCATGAACAACAATCTTATTGCCGCAGAAACTAAATTTAAACTGTTGTCTGTTTTTTTCTTCATTTCAAAGCTTGTTTAATTGTTTAATTATAAAAACAAAACCTATAATTACTTTTATAGTAAAATAAACTACAAATATTTTCAATAACATAAACTAACCTTTACCTGTTTATATATTTAATATTTTTGTATTTAAAATAGATGTAAAGCCTTGGGCTAACAAAAAACGGGGGTGGCCATTTAAGTATTTCTTCTATACATTCCTCTTTATGTGAATTGTGTAAATCTACACCATTCTCTTCGCAATAGTCAGTTTGCTTCATTTGCCAAATATAATATGATTCAGATAAAATTACATGAAACAAAAAACCTAAAATAAAAAATCTAAATACCCTTCTCATACTTTAATTTCCGTCGTAATCCTTATCGTCAAAATTATTATATTCGTTTTCGTCTTCTTCTGGAATTACGGAGTATGCTTTTTCTCTGGCTGAATCCATGGTTTCATCAAAGCATTCAACACCGATAATCATATCTTTAATTTGATCTAGTACCATATCTTCAGTGTTTTTAACCCAAGTATTAAGATCTAAATCAGAAATATTTTCAAAAAAACTTTTAACGTAAGTAGCTCTAGCCATTTTGTCAGGTTTGCCAACTTCAATTACTTTAGCAAATCTACTAGGTCTATTTTTGATAGACGGGGGTATCTTGTCTATATGGTTTGTAGTGGCTAGATAGTAGATGCCAGGAACTTGTAAATCACCGTCCAGTAAAGACAGGTACTCTCCTGAACGACAGTATCTGTCAAATTCTTCAAATACGCATACAATAGGAGTTTCGCCTTGTATAGAATGCAGTATCTTAACAGCTTCGGAAAATGCATAGGGATCTGGATTATATATAGCAATTCCACCCATTTCTACTACACTTGAGATAACTTTGAAAACTGTACAAGTTTTACCAGTTCCAGGCTCTCCATGCATTATGGTTCCACGTTTATAGACAAGCCCAAACTTATCAAATTTAGCTTTGGTTTCCATTTTCCAAAAGGTTTCTATATCAGAAATCACTTCTGATGTTACCATTGTCGGCAAATCAATATATTTTGAAGTTAACACGTCTTTAACGGTAAAATTAATTTCACCAGCCATGTTAGCATTAACAACATAAATATTAGGTGGTAGTTCTGTTAACAAAACTGGATTACCAGTTGGCTGGTATATGCCATCTTTTGTTATAAATTGTGAGTATTTTTCAGTTTTTTCTTTTTTTCTTGATCTCATAGTACTTATTTACTTTTAGTTAAGTTTTTAAGCACGGGCAACCCATCATAAACTTCAATGAATTCACCTTTTATAATATAATCAATCCAATCACCAGTATCAAGGTTTGTTTTAAATTTATCGGCAAAAACTCTAGCTCTACCTAAAGTTTCAAATGACTTAACTTTGGGTTCTGAATTTTTAATGTAAAAAACAAGGTATTTCATATTATTTAATATCCAAAGCGTAAACTTCTCTAAGAATGTCTTGAGTAAGTTCTTTATTTTCCTTTAAAGCTGTTAAACAGTTTGCAATACCACGCCACGTATGATCTTTATATTGATATGTCTGGTTGTTTGGCCTTTGTAGGACACCGCTATTTCTAGCTAATACAAAAACCTCTTCATGGGTGTTTACAATACCATTATGGTAATCTAAAGTAAATTCGGCAGTTCTACCAGAAACACCGATAGAACTTTCTTCTACTCTAAATCTAATCTTGTGACCAGTTTTCTCAGCTTTGTCCATGAAGTCTTTACGTTCTTCATCTAAAAACTCTTCGCCAGTAAGTGTTACACGACCATCTTTTGAACGATTAGGCTCAATATAAATAAAGAATTCTGCCATATGCTTAGAAGCCCAAGCTCCAGCCATTTTAACAGTTTTACCACGCATCTGTTCTTTTTGATCAAGTTCAGCTCTTACGTGGGTGGTCATAAGAAGGGCTATTTTATGTTTACGGATTATTGGAAGAATGCGTTTTAGGCCGTCTTGCAATGTTGCAGCTTCATCACCGATCTGCTGTGTCATCACAGAAGTTGCGTTCATAGCTCTTCGGCCTTGAATGCCTTTAAGCGAATCAATGATGATCATTTTAATCTTCGCACCTTCTTGACATAAAGCACTGATATCATTTTCAATTCTATCAAAAATGTATTCTGGCTGGTTGACATCGTAAACAACGAAACGTTCAGAGTCAATTCCCCATATTTTATGTTGAGACAAGTTCGCTTGAATTTCACCCCTTAATTCAGTGTTAAACGTGATTGCAATGGCTTCTGAGTCATTTTGGTGCATTTGTCCTACCATAGCGTTACAAATGATTGATTTACCGCCTTTAGGTGGTCCGTAAAGGATGGCAGCATATCCATAAGGCAATCCGTGACCAGGTACGCCAAAAGCCCAATTGACGCTGGGGGAAGGTGATTGAGCGCAGTTAATCAAGGGGTCGTAATTATCCTGAACCGCACCTTCCATATTTCTAAGCTTTGACATAAATTTATTGCCCATGCTGCCTCCAATATGTGTCTTTTACTCAATTACTGATTTTAAAGTATTTTGTTGATTTTTGCAATTATCTTCTGTTTTTTTGTATGATTTTAAGTATTCTACTGATTTTAAAAGAATATTTTCGTTATCTTTAAAGTATCCAAGTCCGGCATTACAGTGTTTGCACAAAAGTTTTCTAGTGCATTTACCACAAGATTTGTTCTGAGATTTATTTTCTAAGGCTTTAGCGAGATGGAACATAAATCTTCCAGTTCCTCCCGTTATGTCATCAACAACAAAATCATTTTTTTCGCTCAATAATCCGTCTAATACTTTTTTATCCATCATCGCTAATGCCATGTCGATGGTAGGGGTTACAACCTCTTCTACAAGTTTTCATAATAAATATCAATAATCTTCTTCAGGGGCACCCATCAAATTATTAGAAGATGCTCCAACGGTCCCATTAAAGTTTGGGGTAGGAGCCCCAATTCTTCTTTCCCAGATAGACCTGGAAGCATTATAAGCTCTTACAAAACTTCTAGTTTTGTTCTCAAGAAGGCTTTTAACGGCTGTTAATTGATTTATTTTGTCAAGAAATACAGAGCATTCAGGATCTCTAGCAATAAGGGCGCTTCTAAAGTCCTCATTAGCTTTCATGCCGCTATTTTTGTAACGGTTAATCTCATCTGGCATTTTATCTAAAATAACAGTAGATTTAGCTAATTCGTAATGCTTTTGAGCTACTAACATTTCATATTCAATCCATGAAATGTACTTAGTAGTCAAATTACATACGGTATTAAAATAGCCCATTAGTTCTGGCGCAGTTAATGGTGATACAATACTGACTTCACTTAGCCTACCTTCCGCCTTGTAGATTTCATCCATTTCCAACTTTAAAGGCGGAAGGTTAGGTGTGCCACGAGGAATCACGAGAATTTTAAACTCTAACTCTTTTGTAGGTATACTGTTGCTCATTGTCGTCCTAATTTAGAGTATTGGGACATTTCTGCCCCAATACCGTTGATTGTTTTATTGACCAAAGATATTGGCAAACTCTTCATCTGACATTGCGCCAACATCGCTAGCAGTAGCTAACTGGGTTTTGCCAACTGCTGGCTGAGCTTGATTTAGACTAGTTTTTTCAACTTGTATATTTACTACAGAACCAGGTGTATTCCAGTCTTTAGGCAAGTTTGGTGTAGAAACCTGAAAACTGCCATCTGGGGTATTTTCAATACGCCCAACAGCTTTAGCCGTAGTCCCTGGAATTTGTGTTTCCAATGGATTTTGAGCTTCTGGATTAGCTTGTTTTTCGCGCATAAAAATACGGTCAGCAAGTTCTGCACGCAATTCTGGCGGAGTAGCTACCAAAGATGCGGCATCTTCTAGGCTAATGGTTCTGTACAGGTTACCAACATCAAACGCTGTAGTCTGCAGAGACTGAATAGCATCTGGTAAAAGAACATGTCGTTTTAGACTAAAAGTTGTTCCATTTTGTTCATAAATAAGTTCAGCACCATAACTGGTATCTTTAGAACCAGGGTAAGGCTGAATTTTTTTAATCTTAAGCCAAGCTCCTTCAACTCCAGTAATATCAATACCAAGAGTTTTATGAGTAGACTGGATTACATGATCAACAGATTGCCAAGCTTTATATGGAATACCAAGTACGCCAATTTGATTTGATTGACTAATAGCGTTCATGAAGAAAGCTTTTTGAACTTTAAATGGAAACACTTTTTCCATCCAAAACTTTTTAGCTTGCTCTTCGGTTGCTTTTCCAGCAGCTACTGCATCTTTAACAAGTTTGTACTTAGCCATATTTTCAGTAACCATATCGCAAACTGGGCAATGTACTTTAACTAACTTAGTTTTATTATCTTTTACTTCCAAGCATCGGAACATATTTACGCGTCCGTTACTGGTTCTAAAACCGCCATGGAAAGCATAAAATTTGCTATATTGGCCTTTTTCGGCAAGGCTAAAAAGCGGGGGCAGGATTCTATACACGTTATCCCCAGCTTCCAATTTATGCCATGTCTGTTTAGATCCAGCTGAACCCCCGAATCGTGTGGCACCGACTTTAAAGTTTTCGTTACTCATTTGTTTCTTCTCCTTTATTTTCTAATTCAGTAGTTTCTTTATTAGTAGCTTTCGCTCTTCTATTTGGTTTCCTTATTTTTGATTTTACATCAACCAATAAGCTTTTTACAAGATCAATTCCTAATTCAACTTCGCCGTGATTTGTAACTTCATCCAAATCAATTACCTGTGTTGGTCTAGGAAGAAAATTGGTGTCTAGTTCGCCTCTGTAGTTATAAAGAACTACAGGTAGCATAGTACCGTCAAATCTGCTTTGCAGGGCTCTTTCTAGAATTTGCTTTTTAAGATAAACGGAATTAAGAGAATCCCCATAAGTCTTACTAAGAACAGATTCCATTGATTTTCTAAGGTCTTGATTGTAATAAGCTTCCTGTGTATTTAATGCTGGCAAAGGCAGATGTACAATTTCTAATTCATTTTTAAGCGTTACAATTTCACCAACAAGAGTTGAATGTTCATACTGAGAATATTGTTCACGGGCTAATTTTGTTTTTAAAGCCTGGTGTAGTCTATCAACTAGGCTATTGTGACTTAGAGACATTGTTTCAAAGTTTGCGTCAGCAATTTTAGCAAACTCTTCTGAGTTTTGACCTTTTACAGCAACAATAACGGTATTTTTAGCAACTTCTTCAAAATATTGTTTTTTAAGCTTTTCTGCAGCTTCTTTAGCTGCCCTAACATTGCCTTCAGCTCCAACTCTGTAAGTATACGGAATGTTATTTAAACTAATGTTAGCCTCTGCGTTTTTTTCAATAAATTGAATTAAAATTTCTTTAATAGTCATTTTTACCTCTGATTAATTATTGCTTGTATTATATACAAGATTTATACCAGAATCAATATTAATTATGTTGACAATAGGCCGATGCAGTGCCGCATAACTCTTATTTTTGATTCTTTGCTTTGATTTTCAGTATTATTAGATAGATAGCTTAAAAGGGCGTTAACCGTCACGTCATTACCAGTGCTTTTATCAATTACTTTTACAGAATCTAATGGCATAGACACTAGCTCTTCCAGGTTGACATATTTAGAGGTTTCTTTATCGTACATTTTTCTATTACTGTATTTAACTATGACTTTCATATTTACTCCTTCTTCTTTACAATCCATTGGTTATCTAAATCGTCCCATTCAAGATGTTCAAATTCATTTTTATGATACCTGAGTTGACAAAAATTTTTTAATCATAATTATACTCTTCAGTCGCTAGAATCGATTTCGTATTTAAAACCACAATGATTGCAAATACTTTTTGTCCAACAGTTACCCAAAAAAATTAATTTATACTCATGATGGCACGGCATTTTGTTTTTGTTAAGTAACACTTTACCTGTAGCAACTCCTGCCATAGTTTGTCCGCCACAATTAAAACAGGGAAGCGTGTCAGTTTTTTCATCGTACCCACGAATATACTTACCGCCATTCAAATGACCAGCCAATGCTCTTGAACTGCCGTTGCAAACTGGACAAATACCGTATTCCATATTTATTTAACCCTAAGCTGAGTATAATGAATATCTTTGATAAACGGTAAAAGAACTTCTGATGCAATGATTTCTTTAGCTTTTTTAAGCTCGAAATGCTCTCTTGTGGCATCCACTAATGAAACTTTGTGCCCAAAAGCCATGAAGGTCTTTTCTGGTTGAACTTTAGCGTGCTCTTCTAATTCTTTTTTAACTGGCTCTAATTGTTTTTCCAACTCTTCAATTTGTCTTTTTAGGCTTAAGTACTGCTCTACTGACATTTCAATTTTATTATCCATTGTGGCCTCCCTATGGTTTTATAATAGCAAACCTATAAAAAGACACAATAACGCAAAGTTCATGCCAAGTTAAACAGTTTTGTACCTGTCTTCTTCTTTATCGCTGGTAAGGCTAATTATGCTATTTAATTGGAATTTTTTATTATTAGCATTAAAAAACGCAATAACTAATTTATCTTGAAATCCATGAGGTGCTTCAGATACTTCTGAATCATAGGGTGGCCATAGTACTTCTTTGGTAAAAACACCGTTAAAGTCTATTACAAGCTCTGTAGCCTGCTTAGTTTTATTTTTATAAGTAAAACACCGTTCTTTTACTACATACCCAATTCCCGCATACACAGTGTTTTTATAAATCTTACCATTTTGTTGAGCTTCTTTAGCTGCCTCAAGCTCTTGACCGCTTAAAACTTGAACTCCGTTTTCTGTATACCAAGAAAACCCGTTTTTAATACCATACCTGTTAGACATTATTAACGGCCTAACATCTTCGCTATAAATACTGATAAGTTCTTTTTTCATTAAGAATTTACCAAGTGATGTGACTCCAATAAATTCTTCTGGTATTGATTTTACTGATTCTTGTCTAACTACAGCTTTAATTTTTTCAAATTCATAAAGCTTGTTTTCAATGTCAATACTTGGGTCTGGCAAAATAGAATCTAGGACTCCAGTAATTATAAGCTTTCTGCTAATACCAGAATTCACTGAACTTTTAACGCCCTTTTGTTTTAAATGATTTTTAACTACATAATCTTCTAAGCTAGAATAAGGTGAGTTTTTAATTAACTGGCCAAAAGCTTTTTCACCAACCCCATTAATAATAGAAAATGGTGCAACAAGTTTATCACCAACAATTTTATAATCGCTTCCAGAATTGTTTATATCTGGCATGCTGACATAATCAGAAATGTACGGCCAAAATTTATGGGCAAGCTCGTCCTTACTGGAGTTTGAAAGTACGGATTTCCACCAGTCCAGCGGGTAATTAGTTTTTAAATACATACATGCGTAGGCAACGTAAGCATACGAAATTGAATGAGATTTATTAAAACTGTATCGTGAAGATGCCATGATTTGCTCAATCAAAAGCTTAACTTCTGATTCAGACCAGCCTCTGGTTAAACATGAGTTTTTTAATCTATTAGTGGCTACTGACAGCAGCTTTTCGTCTTTTTTACCGATAGCTCTTCTTACATCTTCAGCTTCTTCAGCGGTAAACCCAGCCAGCTCTCTAAAAATTTGAATAGTTTGTTCTTGGTACAAATTAATACCTGCAGTATCTTTTAATATCGGCTCTAGATCTTTATTGATGTAAGTAATCTGTTCACCATTTTTACGGGCTACATAAACTTCGGCCAGCGTTCTTCCATCACCAAAAGGTGCATCAAGGGTTCCAGGTCTTGCTAGTGAAGTAATAGCAGCCAAATCTTCTATGCTTTTAGGTTTAATACTAATTAAGAATGGTTTAACGGTTTCTGTATCAAATTGAAATACAGTTTCAGTTTTTCCAATTTGAAAAGCTCCAAAAGATTTTTCACAATATGGCAAATTCCATGGGTCTACTTTAGTATTTAATCTTTGTCTAATTGATTCTAAACAGCCTTGAATATCAACTAGTGTGTTTAAGCCTAATAGGTCATATTTTACTAGTCCAGCTAGCTCTACTGATTTAGGTGAAAATCCAGTTAAAACAACATCATTTATTTTAATGATTGGACAATAATTTTGTATAGGCTTATTTGCTATAACAACGCCGCAAGCGTGACTGCTTTTTTGTCTTATAATACCAAGCATTTCCATTACTGATTGCCAGATTTTAGGATTGTTCTTGGCGTAATTTTTTAATTCTTGATTTTGCTCTATAAGACCTTGATGGTAGTTACCGTTAGAATCTGTAAATCCTTTAACAAATTCCTTACTGTCAACTCCTTGAGGTTCGGACGGTAATGATTTACATAATTTTTCTGTTTCGTTCGTAACAGTTCCTAATATAGCCCTTTCAGCGTCTTTTATGGATGACTTTAGTTTTAATAAACTATCAGTAGAAATCCTACAAAATCCGTCTTTGTATTTGTTTTGTAAATACTCAATAACCTTATCCCTACCCGTAGCAGAAATATCGATATCAACGTCAGGAAGAGTATTTGCTTTAATACGGCCAAGCGTTAGAAATCGTTCAAAAGACAAGTTGTGTTTTAAAGGGTTAACAGCGCTAACGCCTAATAAGTAAAGTAGTAATGAGCCTCCAGCACTACCTCTCACATTAATTAATATATCGTTTTTCCTGCAAAAGTTCGCCATATCCTCTACTGTAAAAAAGTAAGACAGTAGGTTCATTTTTCCATTCTTGGCTAAAACATCTATTTCCATTTTTAGCCTGCCCAACATTTCTTTATTTGACCAATCCATTCGTCCATGTCGGTCAATTTTAGTTTTTAAATCTTTTAACCAATCCGTATGAATTTCTGGCAAAATCCATCTATCTGAATTTGTTTCAATAGTAAAATCATTAAAATTAGATGCAAAATCGTAAGAGTTCTCTACAAAACCTTCTATGTCTTTATCTGATAAGTTAAGGGTGTGTTTTAATTCTTCCGCAGCCTCGTCTGTACTTAAAACATGATAAGATTGATGAAACTTCCAAAGCTCTTGACCGTTACCAAGTCTAGCGTCCTGAGTTAATTTTTGCTCTTTCCAGGCAAAATGGGAATCGAGGGAAATTAAAATTTTATCTCCATATTTTTTAGCCATTTCTATTACAAACTTATTGGCTACTTTTTGAATGTCACCATCGACAGCTATATTATTACATCCTATAGGTACAAACTCTCCTGGAGTAAAGATTTGTCCTGATGGACTTTTCTTTGGGGTTTTCCAGTTATGGGTAATTTGATGCGGAAAAACTTCTACAAAAAAGTTACCAGCTCCAGCAACCTCTCTTAGCATGCAATATGCTTTTTCGGCTAAATTGGGCTCACTAGTGTTAAACTTGGTATAAATCATTGATTGAACTGCACCAACTAAGCAACTAGACCCTAAAGTAATATGACCAGACATTTTTTGAAGCTCATGCCATTTTAAAACGGGTTTTCTTTCTCCAAATTTTACAACAGCCCTTTCTTCCATAAGAGGTGTTAATTGGCAAAAATATCTATAGGCAACAATATCTTTAAAATGTATCGTTAAATGCACATAATGATTTTTTAATTTTGTTTCAACTTTTTGCAGCTTTTTCTCTAAGTTTTTTTCTTCTATGGTTTTTTCGTAATAGCCTCTATAAAAATCTAAAAACGGAGTTTCTACGTAAGCTTCTATTCCAAGAATAGGCTTTACATTTAACTTTTTACATAGATAAAAAAGTTCCATCGCAGAATTCATGTTCCCATGTTCTGTCAATGTCACATGAGTTGCCCCAAGTTCTATGTTTCTTTTAATTATTTGTTGAACAGTTGCAGCACCATCTAGGCTATAGTGCGAATGTGAATGTGGTGAAATTAATTGTTTGAACTTAGACATTCGTTTACCTGAAGTAATATTACCACAGATTTACGAATTTACATATTTTTTTTAATCTTATTTAGGGTAGATTCTAGAATTTGCTTGTAAGATTCAGGAGTTAAATTTAAAACTTTACATATAAATTTAGCGGGTGCTCCATCTGGATACTTTTCCAGTGCAACGTTTAAACTATTTGACAGCTTTTTATTGCAGATAAAATCAGAATCGCTTAAGATGCGGATCTTATCGTTTTCTGAAATGTATGACATTTGTAAAGTTTTTTCTAACATCTATCTTCTTCTGTATTTCATCAAGAGTTTTCTGTACTTGCTCTAATAGTAATATATCACTATTTATAGATTTCTTTTTGTCGTATATAAATTTGACAAAGAAATTTTCACTAGAAACAATTGTTTTAAACTCTTTAATAGATACAATTAAAGATTGACTACTTTTTAAGTTTTTAATAATATTGGATAAATTTGTTAAATCTTTTTCTGCGTTTTTAATCTCTAGCTCTTCTCGAACTATTCTAGTCCTAATAGTTCTATATTTGCAAAAGGTCTCTTCAAAACTAATATATAGTTTTATTAGTTCGGTATCATCCGTATCTGGTATCCAAATATTTTTTGACATCTTACTTCTCATTGTCGCTAATCCTTTTCCTATAGTCACATTCATTGCAAAATGCATAAGTTTTATTTAACAAAACAACTAGTTCCACGTTAAAAGTTTTACATCTTTCACACTGTAATGCGTCTGGTTGTGGCTTTTCATTTAATAATTCTTTTTCTAAAACCCTTCTGTTTTTAAATACTTGCTTTTTTTCTGTCCTTTTTTTTACAAAGTGTTCATTTTGTAAACAATATTCCTCATATTTTCTTAAGCGGGATACTTCTTTTTTCAGCTCTTTTATTGCTTTTTGTAAGCTGCGAATTTCGCCGTGAAAATCTTCTTTTTCTTTTTTAAATGACCGATATCGCTTATCTTTTTTAAACAAAGCATAATCCTCAAGTAAATAACTAATATAAGATTAAGATAAAAGAAAATGGTAAAATAGGCTAATGATTACAAATACTTAATGTGTCTTATAAAGCAAAGTTTGTTGAAATTTACCAGATGAGGGGAATAACTTATTATAACTGCCTATTTGCAGCGCCAATGGCCTCTAATTGAGTTTATAAGCTGCCTGGAGCCGTTCTTATAGACAAGGCATGAGGTATGTAGCCATGAAGACGGCCCTTGGTTATAATCAAGCTTTAAATGGCTAGAGGTGCCTACCTGCCAGGCACCTCTTAAGATCATGGGGGTATGGGCGTGACCGCTAACGGAATTACCATAAGCATTTTCCATAGCCCTTAAAGATCCTCTGGAACCGTTAGAGCCTTTGTCACCATGGCAACCAATTTCTATTCCAGCAATTTTATAATCCTGATCTCTTTTAAGCCAAAGAACTTTTTCTGGGTTTTTAATCTTAACTATTTTTTCCATGGCATACTGTAAAGGATTTTTACCTTCCAGCATTGCCGCAGCTAATAAACAGCCAATATAATGATTTTGAGGATCTTCTATGTATTTACCTTTTTGCAAATAATGTTTTGATAAGAAATCATGATGATTGCTATCTACAATAATTATTTTTCTAGCTTTGTCGGTCCATTTATTAATAAACTTGCCGACTTCTTTTAATTCATCTAAAAGACTTAGTTTGTTTTCCATTGCAAGTCTTGCTCTATTAATTTTATTGTGTTCTTCATGGTGGTTAATTGAAACTCCAGAAAACATGTCATGCAGCACAACGTCTTTACATCCAGTATAATCAAAAGCTTCTTCCCATGCTCTTTCAGCACTCTCGTCCGTTTCGGTTACATGTGAATCACCCAAAACAAAGGCTTCTGGACCCATTTTTGAAACTTTATTTTCGGAATAACAAAAACCTAAATCTACAAATTCACCATTTAAATTTGATTGTATTTGTCTATAATGATAAATATCGTCGTTTTCGATTTCTACTATAACAGCTCCCATAACATGATCGTGATGGGCTATATATGAAGTTCGTGCGTTCATGTATTTTCTAGGTAAATATTCTGGTTTTGTTATAGCACCTGTGGTCATTAGCACATGGGGCATCTTTTCGTTTGATGTTGGAGCAGTTAAAAGTCTTTGCTTAGGCGACGCGTACACAAAACTGCCCGAACGTTGCCCTATTCTGGATAGGCTTGTTACGGGATCTATTTGCTTAGCTGTTAGTTTAATGGTGCTTATAAAAAAATTTGAATTAAGAGCGACATCGGCAAAAATAATATGCTCATTTTTAATAACTGGATCAATTGCCACGTTAATCCTAGAACCAGGGTCATTAGATAATAAAATTAAAAGTTTTGCCTTATTTTCTTTGCAATAGTTTTTAATAGATTTATAAAAATTTGTATCTACGGAGCATCCTGTAACGGCTGTGGTTATAACAAACTTTTTATAAACTTTAATATCTTTTTTAATTGCTGCTAATTTTTCATTTTTAAAAAATTCTGGATCTATTACTGATGTTAAGGACTTTGAACAGTTTTTAATAACTAAGCTTTTTAATGACAAAAAATTACCAAAATGCTGCCTAATTGAATCTCTAGATATTCCGTAATTAATTAAATCTGAACGAGATGGGTGGAATCCAAGCTTGTTAGCTAATTTAATATATGTACCAATTATTTTTTTAGCTTGTGGGGATACACTTCTGTTAGTTTTACCCATATCCTACCCTTTTAATGTTTAACTTTAATTACTTAGCTTCCGAGCTATTTTTAAAGCTGTAAACATGCAGCACTGTAAATTGGCTAGTTTCTTTATTGCCGTCTTTTAATTCTACCTCCTTTGTAAACCGATCTCCAATTTTTAATCCTAATAGTTTTGCTCTTGTGGCATCTTCTTTAGGAATTTCTGATAGTTGTACTGGGCTGTAATTTGAAACTGTCACATTACCTTGTTCAGTAGCAACTTCATGTTTCAATACTAATACAGATTCTTCGTTTGAAGTTTCGGAATCTTCTAACAGCCCAGAAGATTTTAAAGACTCTAATTTTTCTCTTTCGTTGTTTTCGTCAATAGCTCTAAGCTCAGACATAATTTCGCCATCTTCAATAAGCTTATGCTTAACTAAAACTTTGGTAAAAGCTGTTATCAGTTTACCTAAGCTAATGATAGTTTGCTCTAGTGCCAAATTTTGATCGACTATAGCTTTAAGAGCTGATTGAGCATTTGTAGCCAAATTTGCTACTTTTTTATCCGTTGTATCAACTTTTGTGGTAAGTTCTTGCACGTTACTTTGCAGCGAAGAAGTTTTACCTTCCAAAACTGTATTTTTAGATTTAACTTCAAATACAGATTCTTCTAATTTTACTAAAACATCTGTCTGACTCATTTTAATCTCCTAGTCCTCTTTTACGTTTCTGTTTTTTTGCTGAGCTAAACTGATAGCCGCAGCTAATATTTGACTTTCTTGCGATTGTCCGCCAGAAAAGTTTGCAAAAGACTTAGCAGCTTGCGTTTGCATAAGCTGGTTCATAATATCCTGGGATGGCTGCGGAATCCTATCTGGATTGTTTACTTGTGCATAATTTTGTCCAGTAGCTTTTGAAGTATTTGAACTTCTTTCTAATTCTGATTCAACTTTAGATTTTGCTTTAGGTTTTTGTTGTGGCTTTGACTGCAAATAAGGCTCTTGTTTAGCCACAGGTTTTTTCTTGGTTATTTTTTTAATTGGTTGCTGGGGTTGCTGCGGTGACATGGATGAGGTGACTTTTTTGGCTACTAATTTTAATGCAGCAGTTTCTTCTGGCGTTAAAGACATTGAATTTCTATTATAATTTTGAGTTGTGTTTTTTACAGGTTGTTCGGGCGCAGACCTGATTCCTAAAAGATCCTCTAATCTAGAAACAATAAACGTTTTAATTTCTTTTTCTACTTCACGCTTAATAGATTGTTCAACCTCTTCTTCGTCAAAAAATGATGCTGTAAGCAAAGATTCAAAAAGCTTTGCCTTTGAAATTCTTTTTACCGCCTCGTTTTTTAAATATGAATGAGAATAATCTTCGGATTCATTTGAAGAATCTTCAGTTACTTCTTCCATATCTAAATCGTCTTCATTCCACATATTTGACATAATGTTTCCTATTGATTGGTATTATGGCTAATTAAAAGCATCTTGTAAAGATAATTCTGTACTATCTTGTTTTTGCAGGGATTTTAAGGTTTCCGTGCCATAATAAGCTATCGCTACAGCATCGGCTTCATTGTTATCTTTAAGTATAAGCTCTTTATTGAAAGTTAAATTAACCCAGTTTACCACTAAATGCTTAGTTGTTATTTTACCCCTTTTCTTTTTACTTCTTACTTCCTTATTATGCTGTTTTTGTTCTTTGCTAAATCTAATTTTTAAAAGGCTTCTCCAGGCTGAAGTGTCAACATAATTTACTTTTTCTGGAACACTTTTATCAAAAATTCTTTTCAAAATACCGTAATGTAAAAATTCTAATTCTTTTTGGGAATGTCGGTTAATACCTCTATTAGTTTGCTCTATGTATATTTTATCAATATTGAAATCATTAATTAGCTTTAGTACAAAATTGGCTAAAGTTATAGATTCTTCTATATAATTATATTCGTTAACTAAATTAGTATGTTTTTTGCAATCAACGTCAAAAGTGCCAGAAGATAAAATTTCGCCATCTTTTAGAATGGCGAAACCAGTATGCTTACTAATATCTAATCCCAGTATTATCAAGCTAGTTTGCCTCTGCTTTTTAATACGTCTAGAATCAATTGGCGTTTAAGCTTATTAGCTTTAAGGGGTTCTGTATAAGTTTGGTTTGTAGTTTTTAACTGCTCTTTTAAGGAGGCTAAATCCTGGTCTTCTTTTTTGGCTTCTTCAATTTCCATTGAATACTTAGTTAACACTATGACTCTTTCTTTTAGATCAGAATCAGTCATGGTATTAACTTCTTGTGCAAAATCGGGATCTAAATCTTTAACTTTATCAAAAGTTGTTTTTGGGTTTTTACTTTGTTTTGGCATGTTTTCTCCTGTTTTATTGTTTTACTTTATCAAAAACAACTGGCAACCATTTTAAATTTTTTGATTTCTTATTTGAAATTCTTTTTGCTAATGGCAAACTCAAAACTTTACCGTCAACTGCGTAAATTATTGGATTTACTACTTTTGTAATAATTAAATTTTCTTCTAAAAGCTCTTTTATTGCATCGCTTGCGTCTTGCGATACTTTGTTCCATAATAAAAGATTACTGTTTGATCCTAAAAAGACTCCGCAATCCCCACAAAAATTATTTATTTTTTCAAGTTCTACAAAAGATACCCCACCACCTAACCCACAAACTTTTTCGTAAATTTCTTTTTTAAGAATTTCTTTGCTATTCATTGTTTCTCCGGTATTAAACAATATAACTGTTTTTGCCGTCAAATTCAACATTAATTAATTTTTCAAAAGACTCTTTAATTTCGGTAGAATGGTCGACTATAAGTATTAAGCCGTTAATATTCTTTTTTATTGTTTCCATTGCACATCTTTTAGTTTCAATATCTAATCCATCCATAGCTTCATCTAATGCAACCCAATTAAATTTAATCCCAGATCTATTTCTTATTATTTCGCTAATCGCCAAATCAAAACAAAGCTCCAGCGCACAAGTTTGACCACCAGACAAGGCTTTGATTTGAACCTCTCTGCCAAGTTTTTGAAGTTTAATGCTTATATTATTTTTAATGTTACCATTTTTATTTACCTGAGAAGAGTCTATAGAAACCGAAAAGGTGGATAAATTAGGTATTTCGGATATTAAAGAATTGACCCTAGATTCTAATTCTTGCAAAAGCTCATCAAAAATAAACCCCAAGAACCCTTGATTGCTCAATATTTTTAAACAGTGGGAATATCTATCTAGCTGTAATCTAATATTTTTTTGATTGCTTTCTTTTAGTTCTATATCCTTTACTACTGAAAGGTATTTGCTTTTTTTATCTGATAAAACACTTAAAACATTTTTGGCCATATTAAGTTTTTCTATAATTTCTTTAGCTTTCGCTGATTCACTACCAGTTTTTTGTACGATACTGTCATATTCTGACTGTAATTCGCTTAAGTTAATAGATAACTTGTCAGATTCTAATATTGATCTTTCGTTGTCCTCTATTTGATTTTTTAATGTGGATATAAAAACTTTTTTGCGGTTAATAACATCATCGTTTTTTTTCCAAAATTGAAAGCAAGTGGGGCATTTTTCATCGAGTATGTGCTCTAGTTCAGATTCAATTATTTTAATTTTTGATTTAAAATCAACATTTTGTTGTTTTTTTGTATATGCTTGATTAATAACTGAACCAATTCTAGATATCTCAGATTTTATATAGTTTAACTTATTTGTATTTTCTATTAATTCCTTGTTTGATTTAATAGCGTCAATTTCCTGCTTATACTTAGTATAAGCTTTTTCCGCATTTTCATATTCTTGTTCGTTTACTTTCCAGCTGTCCAAATTCATTTTTAAAAAATTAATTTCTCTTTCCTGAGTTTCAAAATTAATGCTTTTGGAATCATGATACGATTTTATATTTGAGTAGGCGGTATCGATATCAGAAAGCTGGAGCATTTCTCGTAAAAGATTCTTTTTTTCGCTATCGGGTGCCCTTAAGAAAGAACCTGGCTGTCTTTGTGGTCTATACGTTAAAATTTTTAAAAAATCCGAATTAACCCCAAGTATTTTGTCCAATTTTTCTTGAGCTGCGGTTCCATTAAGGGTTTCTTCAGAAATAACTAATTCTAACTTTGGATTTCTAGTTATCTCTATGATATCATTATTGTTTTTTAATAATAATTTAACATAAAAAGATTTTGAATTCCAATTTTTAAGTTCGGTTGCTGGTAAATCACAAAACCCTAAAGCATACGCCACTGCCATAAGTATTGAGCTTTTACCAGACCCTGATGATATTTCTTCGTTTTTGTATTTGCCGGATATTAAAACTGCACCAGTATCTGGAAACTCAATTACAACTTTATCTTTAAAAGATCGGAATCCTTCAAATTCTATTTTTGATAGCGAGAACATTACTTTTTAAGTCTATCATAAAACTCTTCAAAAGTCGAATTACTACATCCTGCGGAAAGTCTAAAATATTCGCTTCCCATTCCTGCGGTTTCACCTTTTTTTACTTTAACGTTGAAATTTTTCATCATATGGTCAAACCCATTTGAACCATCTTTAATCTTGCACCAAATAAACATTCCGTTGTTTTTTTTATTTAAAATTTCAAATGTTAAATCTTTTTTTAAGTCTGATAACTTATCCCATCGTTTTTTTAATTCTTTTGCTCCATATGAAAAACAGTCCAACCCCGATTTGTTCTCAATTAATTCGCTTTGAATCCCTAAAATAAGTCTAGCGCGTTCTTGAGATTCATTACTTGTTCCTACTGTAGTATTTTCTACGTAATCCTCCATTATGGCAGCTATTTCTGGATTGCTTACTAAACCCCATCCTATTCTTGTAGCAGCGTGTCCAGTGCTTTTAGATAAACTAAAAGTCATTATATCTGTATCATTTAAAACTACATTTTCTAAGTACTGTGGCCATTGATATGATAAATCATATATTTTTTGCTTTGAAGAAGACCTTGAAACTCTGAGTTCGTTATCGGGATTATTTGGTGTTGTAATAAGTTCTATAGGTTTTAAAGTTTTGTCACTGTCGTCATCTACTAATTTTAGCTTAGAAATTTTAACAAAATCTGGAAATCTAAAATAATAAGGTTTTTTTACAATTACAGAGTCGTTGCCGTATTTTTTATAGTATGCATACATTGCGGCCATTAAAATATGAGTTACGCCATTACCCACTATTATGTGTTTTCCTTGTACGTTGGCGTTTCCAACGGCTTTATGTATTTTTCTTATAGTTTCTTTCATTTCATCAGTAGTATTGAATATATAATCCATGCCGAAATTAGGGGAAAATCTAAGATTAGAATATTCAATTCCATGTTTAGTAGTAGATAGATCTAAATTTTTCCAATATTCTTCCAAAAATTTTGGAGAGCCTTTAGCTAAGTCTAAGATTTCTTTACTCATTTTCTTCACCAGCCCTGCTTTTATCGTTTCTTTCTTCCATTAATTCTTCAACATTATGTATTCTTTCTACCGCCCTGCCCATTGCCCCATTGTCTAATCTTTCATAAACAACAGATGTTCCAACTTTTGGAATATGTGGAGACGATTCATTGCATGCTTTACATGGTACTTTTTTTTCACGCTTATCGAGCGACACTTTAAAGATGCCATGAGTGTTACATTTGTAAGTAAACCAGCCCATTATTCTCTAAGACCAGCGCCTCTTTCAAAACGCCTTACAAATTTTTCTTCTTCTTTATCAGCATCATTGTCTCTTTTAAAAGCAATGAGTCCGCCCATAGTTCCTAAAAGTGACGCTATGGACATACTATTTCTAATTGCTTCTAAAATTGCTGGAGCTGAATCTAAAACATCTATTTTATTTCTCCATTCGTACTCAGACAAATCGAAAGTTTGTTCATCTTTTTGCAAAAGCTGGCCAACCATACTATCGGTTTCTTGTTCATTAAAACCATAGTTTTTATATAAAATTTTAACTGGCTCCACTAGAGCGTCGGATAATATGCTAATAGCTATTTTCCGGCATTCATTTTTTTCTTTTCTACCTAATTCTAATAAATCTGCGGCAATTCTTACTAAAGTATATCCACCGCCAGGAACTGCGCCATATTTAACCGCACCTCTAATAGCCATCCAAGCATCTTCTGCCCTGTCTCTTTTTTCTCTTGTTTCACCCTGGCTTAATCCGTAAATATTTAAACGTGCTATGCCGCTAGTTAATTTTCCAATTCTTACGTCTAATTCATGTGCTTCATATTGGCTTTCTGGCTTTTCTCTTCTTAATTTCAGCTCTTCTACTCTTGCTTCTATTAAACTTTCCTCTTCGTTTACCATAATAGAACTTCTAAACCTGCCAACTTCAATATTTTTAACTCTGTTTTTCTTAATCAAAAAGTCTATATTCATGTCAATTAAAGGTCTATCAATTGGGTTAAACACCGGCGAACCTGTGTAAGCTTGCAAATCATATAGCTGTTCGGTTCTAGAATTAAGTGTTGCTGTTTGAGTTGTTACAACAGGAAGAACTTTAAACGTCCCTTTGTTCCAATTTAAATGCAAATCTCCAACTACGCTATCGGAAAATCCATGGGAAATTATTACAATTCCAGTAGTCAAATGGGGGTTTTCAGCAAAATATTGACCAATTCTGTTCATGGGTTCAAGTATTTGTGAAATATCATTAATTGTACCATCGAATAAAACTACCATTGGTTTTTCTAATACAATCATGGTGCCGCTTTTATCATTTATAAAACCATTAGAAAAATTTCTGCAAGATTCTTCGTAACCTTTGTCTAAAGTGTAACCAGAAATTTTTTCTATTTCGTACCTAGAAGGTCCAGTAGCCTCAATTATTGTAATATTACCCTCATCTCCAACTGTATTAAAAGATTCAATAATTGCATCCGCCAGTTCTTTGTCCCCATTTGCAGATAGGGTGGCAACTTTATGTAAAACAATTTCGGAATTCTCGCCATCTACGTTGATTTTATACGAGTCAATAACTTTTGAAATGAATGGAATCAAATTCTGTAATTCTCTAACAATTTTTTGTGGGCTAAGTTTTGGATTCTGTTCAACAAGCTTTGATGTTCTTTTGGTAATACTTTCGGCAAGAATAGTGGCTGTGGTTGTACCGTCACCAGCTTCTGATGCGGTTCGCATAGCGGCATCTCTCACGGCTTCTAATACCAATTGCTGGGTAGCTGAATCGTAACCAAGATTTTTAATAACGGTTACCCCGTCTTTTGTCATAATAGGTTTTAACCCTATTTCGGCTCTTTCAATTAAAACCTGCCTGCCACCTGGTCCTAAAGTTGCACCAACCATTTTGGCAATATGTTCCATTGTCTCTAAAACAATCCCTTTTAACTCTTTTCCTGGAGCCACCATTACTTTAGGGGCTGATTTAGGCTTACTAGCTTGAAAAAGACTCATAATTTTATACCTTTACTTATTTTTATAAATTGAAACTACTTCGATTGCTTTCCAAATAAAAATCCAAAAACTAACAATACCGCTTATATAATATATAGCCCTTAACTTTTCCATTGTTTGATGGTTCATAGTACAACTCTAACTGTATTTTAATTAAACTGGTGTGATTAATCAAGTAAAAGCTTTTTTACCAAGAATGGTTACTGCTTTTTCATCACCGTCAAACCATTTATCTTTTAAATGGTAAAATGCGTTATATACTTCTTTACTCATTATTTTTAAATTAAAAAGATCATAAAGATTTGTAAATATTGGTTCTATTCCAGAATCATCGTTTTCACGTGCAAACCATCCTGGGCTTACATTATATTCACCCTGTTTAATTTTAGGTCTAAAGTCGTTTTTCCAACCAATAGACTCTTTTGGTTTTTCTTCACAATGATTAGCTAAAAATATCCTAAAACATCTAATTATCCTGTCCGAATAAAATCTTTGACGATGGCTATCGGCTGTTCTTGCTGAATCATAGTAATGTTTTGTTATTCTTGCAATAAAACCAAAATCTTCAAGTATTTTTATATGCCTTTGAACAGTTCTAAGGCTCATGTTTAGAACTTCAGCTATTTTTTTATCGTGAAACTTTACATCTCCATTATTGTTATAGCTTCTTATTTCTAATAAGTGCAAGATCTCTTTGGTTTTTTTACGAAGTTCACCTTCGTCCTTAAACTGTTCTTTCATTGAAAGAAACTTGTGCCGAAATTTCCCATCTGTAAATTTAGAAAATCCAACTTTAAACATGATACTCCTTAGTTTGGCGTGTAAGGGTTTATATTTATATATATACTATAAGAAAGGGTATATTTATATTAAAAAAAGTCTTACCCGCCACAAATAGAATGTATCACAAAAAAGTGTTGTTTTTAATTTTTTTCAAAAGAAAAAACGGGATGTTGTTTTTTACTTTCATCATTACGAATTTTTTTAAAACATCTCTTTTGTGTTGAAGAGACCTTTCTTTAACAATCAAAGATTTTAAGTAACTGTTGATTTTATTATCAATTTCTTCAATAAAAGCATTTTTGTCACCATTTATTGAACTTAAAAAGTTTTCTTTTACTGGTATGTAAATAGTATTAATAATTTTTTGACCGTTACTAATATAAACAGTTAAGTATTCTTTTCTATCCCAGTAAACAGAAGCTTTCAAAATTGAATATCTAACAGTTGTTACCGCATTTGTTATCATAGATTTACTATTCATTTTTAAGCCCTTCCCTAGAAAAAAGTTCTTCAAGCATAAGTTCGTCCTCAAGATCTTCTTTTTTGTCCTTCAGCTTAAAGTATAAAATGTAATTTTTTTCTGTTCCAATTTCTAAATGCTTATTAGCAAATTTAGAAATTATTCGGTTAATTTTTTGAATTTTTGTTTTTAATGTTTGTATAGTATTCATGGTTTTATGGTATATATATTTAATATTCTTGTAAATAACGCAAAGTTCATGCCAAATAACTTTTAAAGTTAAATCAGATAGTGTATAATAAGCTCAAATGATAATAAAAGAACCTGTAAAGATCTATTTGCCACATGTTGATAATGAAGTTAAAAGATTTTTAACTTTTGTGGATAGGTCTGTAAATTATCAAATTTACAAGATAAAAAACAATTTTAGATGGGCTTCAGGAGATCCAGATGGGCATACTGAAAGACTTAAACAATTAAAAGATCAATCAGTTAAAACATTGATTTTTAAAGATAATATTGGAGATTATACATATAGCGGATTAATTCCTGAATTAAAACAAAGGTTTAAATGGGAATTAAAAAATGAAATATATTATCCAGAACCACAATCAATTCCATGGGAAAAAGCTCCAGAGTTTGATTTAAGACCGTATCAAAAAGAGGCTATAGAGGCTTTAAAAGCTATTAAGCATGGTGCGGTAGAGTTACCAACAGGAAGCGGTAAATCTGCTTGTATAACCGAGTTAATCAAGAATTATGGCTTAAAAACGTTACTGATGACACCTAGTCGTTCAATAACTGAACAGTTGTATCAAGATTTATGTTTAAGATTTGGCAAAAAAAGAGTAGGTAAATTTAGTGGTACTAAAAAGGAAACTAAAAAATTGATAGTTGTAGCAACCGGACAAGCTTTAACAAGAATATCAAAAGAAAGCAAAGAATACGAAGACTTATCTCAAACCAATGTTTTTATAGCCGATGAATCACATTCTGTTCCTGCTGAGACATTTGAAGCTGTCTGTATGGGTATTGCTGCAAAAGCACCATACAGGTTCTTTTTTAGTGCGACTCAATTAAGAACCGACGGCTCCGAAATGATTTTAAAAGGCATTACTGGACCTGTAGTTTATAAAAAAACATTTAAAGAATTAGTAGATGAAGGGTATTTAGCAAAACCTGTTTTTAGAATATTTAGAGTTGATTCAAACGGTAACACAAATAGACAAGACGTTAACCAAGAAACCAGAAAACAATTATTTGAAAACCCAAACGTAGTTAAATTAGCGGCTGATATTGCGGATAAATCGGTACAAATTGCTGATAGAAAAACTCTTATTATTATTGATGAATTGGTTCAACATGAGCTTTTATCTAATTATTTAAAAACTAAACATGAGTTTATTTGCGGAGCTACACCACAATCAAAAAGATCTGAAATCATTAAAGATTTTAACGAAGGAAGCTTAATGCTTCTTATAGGTACATCAGCTATAAGTACTGGAGTTGATTTAAAACCTGCCAGTTCTTTGATATACTTACAAGGTGGAATGAGCGAAATACAAGTAAAGCAAGCAATAGGAAGAGGAACCAGGATTTTTCCAGGTAAGACAGATTTATGGGTTTCTGATTTTATGGTTTTAAACTCAAAACATATGGAAAGACACACCAAGGCCAGAATGAGAATTTATGGCACCCTTGGGGAAGTTAAGGTAATTTAAAATGTCACAAAAGGTTTTTTACAGATTTGTTGCTGAGATGAGTGAAATACTCAATAACAGCACTTTTAATTATGATGATCAAAAGAAGCTTCTAAAGAAACTTTTTTCAGTTGAAAAAAAGTTTAAAGAAACTCTTCTTGCAACAGGGGCAGGCAGGAATGTTTATAAAAATTTTATGAAATTTATTTTAAATGATCAAAAAAATATTTTGGCAGCTAGAATTTATTTTAGAGAAAGACAAGATACGTTTTCTAATAAAATAGCAAAAGCTTTTCATCAAGAAAAACCAGAAAAACTTTATAAGTTTAGAATTAATTATGTTTTTGCTGCGTGGGCTTGTAAGAATATAAAAACAAAAACCAAAAGACTATTAAGACTTTTAGAAAAAATAAAAGAATTAAGAAATAATCTTTGCGAAATGAACCTACCTTTAGCCATCAATAGATCTAAGATTTTTTGGTCAAAGATACCAGACACCCACTTGGAATACATGGATTTAATTCAAGCATCCTCCGAAGGTCTTTTAATAGCCATAGACAAATTTGTACCACCATTTAAACTAGTTTTTAGATCTGTAGCCATTGGTAGAATGGTTGCGTACATGATTGAAGACAATAGTGAAACAATAATTAAGCTTTCTCCTACCGAGAGAAGAATACTGTATTTAATTAACAAAGCAAGAAATACTGAGAAAACTGAAAACAATCAGCAAATATTAAAAATTATTAAAAAAACTTTTCCAAATGTTACTATGGAATATTTAAATGAGCTTGTTAATGCTTCAAGAACTTTTAATATACAACCAGTTAAAGATAAAGATAACACGACTAATGATTCCATATCTAAAAAAGAAGCTGATTTTTATTTTAAATTAACGGATAATATGGAAGAAAGCATTGTTAATAGAGATCTAAAAAAGAAGCTTATACCCGCAACAAAAGATTTATCAGTTTTAGAAAAAAAGATTTTGTCTTTGACGTATGGAATTAACCTTTTAAAGGAGTAAGTTATGGAAATTTTTACTATTAATGATAGGATTGCTATTGAGCAACCAGTGTTTTCAAAAATTGAAGCTCAAATTACAAATGGTTTTGCAATGAATTCAAACAGGATTAATTTGGTAGAATGTAAGGTAGTCTGGAATTGCAGATTAAATGATAATTTGTTACTTGGACCTGGAGATTTTGTTATATTAAGAGGAGATGCAGGTTTGCACCCATGGGCAAAACAAAAATTTGTTCACGACAATAAAGAAGTTGTTTTTTGTCCTAAAACAGAAATTGTAGGATATAAAAAAGTAAACACTCAATATTATGAACATGTAGAAACAGTGGGAACATAATGAATTATTTGTTAATAGGAGACATGCACGTAAAACCAGATAACATTGAAGAGTCAGAAAGACTTATTCAATGGATTTCTATTTTGTGCAAAGAAAAAAGCCTTACACCAGTATTTATGGGAGATCAATATGATACCCATGGAAACGTTAGGGTAGAGGTTTTAGATTTTTGGCAAAAAGCATATGAACAGTTACAATGCTCATATAGTATTGTAGGTAATCATGACATGGATTATTCGTGCGAATTTACTAGCATGATGTCTAATTCAAAACAAACTACAGTTATTAATTCACCGTATAGGATGTCTAAAGCAACAGTAGCCATACCTTATATCAAATCCTCGAAAGATTTTACCGAACTAATAAATGGTTTAGATGATCAAATTAAGACCGTATTGTGTCATCAAGAATTTTACGGTGCTCAGTATGAAGGCGGGTTTTATGCTCCAACTGGAGTAAAATTAGAAGATATTAATAAAGATGTTTTATTTATTAGCGGACATATACATAAAAAGCAGTCAATAAAAGATAAGAACGGAAATGAAAAGGTTGTTTACGTAGGAACACCCAGACAGTTAACAAGAGCAGATGTTGATGAAATTAAAGGCGTTAATATTTGGCATGATGAATCTAGTTTAGAGTTTATAGCAACTCCAGAAGAAGTTTGTGAACAGTTTAAAAAACTTAATATAGTTCAAAATGAAAATGAAAATTTAGATTTTAAACTTAATAACAAAACTTTTGTAGATATTCATGGAGATGAAAATTTTATTAAAAGAAAGCTAAAAGAGTTGCCAGAAGAAGTTAAAGTAAGAACCTTTCCAATTAAAGAGAACAAAAAAATTGAAATTAAGGAATCTTCAGGTATTAAAAATGCCTTTAAAGACTATTTTGAAAATTATATTAAAAACAATAACTTAAATGAAGAAGACTCAAAAGAAATATTTGAAATTATTAAAAATAACTGTAATATTGTGTTATGAATACTAAACCAAAAGAAAATTTAAGCATTTATAGTCAGCTAATGCTTTTAAAAGAAGCTACCAATAGATTTGGATCATTACATGAAGCCCAGCTGTTGCAATTAAAAATGTATCCAGTTTTATTAAACGGAGTTTTAAAGTCTGAAACTCATATAGACGTAGAAAAAAAACTGGTATTTTTTAAACTAACAAAAGTAAAAGGTTTCAAGTTAAGCAAGCATAATAAAGAAGTTATACAAAAAATAATAGACTGGACTAGAAGCCTATTATGGGATGATTGTTCGGTTGTTTTTGTTAAAGACCAAGAAGTTATTTATGACACAAGGACCTAACATAATTACAATTGAAGAAAGCTTTGAAGATAGATGTTTAAAGGTTCTATCAGAGGAAGAATACGAATGTGTTAAAAAGTATTTAGAATCTGGCGGGAAAAAACTGTCAACAGAAACGACAGCATCTTTTTTTTCAATGTATTTAAATGGTTATGATACAAAAGAGATTTTTAGGCTCAATAAGGCTTTTCCATATGAGTCTATATTAATAGCTAAAGTTACAGGGAACTGGGACAAAGAAAAAGAAGATTACCTTGGTAAACTACAAGAAAATATTAAAGAAAAACTACTAAAGGCTCAATTAGAATCTATAAATTTTCTTTCCGATTTGTTATCAGCTACGCATAAAAAACATGGAGATAAAATTAAAAAATTCTTAACTAGTGGAAATGAAAAGGATTTAGAAGGAACAATGTCGGTAGATTCAGTTTCGCAACTACTTAAAGTAGTGGAAGGATTGAACAAAGTGACAGGTCAGGATAGGCCAAAAGCTAACGATACTACTATAAATGTTAATATAGATCAAAGATCTGTTAATAATATCGCTTCCCTTTCACCCGAAGATTCTGCTAAAATACTGAATATAGTGTCTGAATCAAAAAGAAAGGGTAATAAAAATGAGTAAAGCTAAAAAGAAAAGTAAAGCAAAAAAACAATGTTTAGTTAAAAAACTAATGGCAGCTCTTAAAAAATTGATGCCAAAATCAAAAAAGAAGTAATATGCTTACCGCCATAGGCGATGTAATGAGACAGCTGTACGATCGTGGTTGGATTACTACGAGAGATGGCAACGTTTCACTTAGGAAAAAAGATTCTAAATTTTTATATATAACTCCATCAGGATGGAGGAAAACCATCATTCATCCTGAACATATGGTTAAGTTAAAATTTTTACATGATTTTTCTGATGTTTCTTTACCAGAAGGTAGTAGTTCTAATCCTTCAGGCGAATTACATATGCACTTTCTTTTACAGAAAGACGCTAAATCGTGTAGAGCTATAGTACACGCACACCCTACAAATGTGGTATCTGCAATGTTTGCCGGATGGGATTTAGTAAAAATAAGCAGAATGTTTCCAGAAATAAGCAGGTATACTAAAGTTGCACCAACTGTTCCATTTTTACCAGCAATTAGCCATCAGTTAGGATTAGCTACATGGGCAAGTCTTTCTGGTAACGATTATAATTTAACTGCTGAAAAAATATCAGAAAATGAAGTTAAATATTCTATTGATTTAACAGCTAAAGAAAACGTTATTACTGAATTAAATTTTGATATAGTTGGACAAGATAAACATGGAGTTTGTTCTGTTGCAAAAGATCCATGGTCTGCTTATGAGCACATTGAAAGACTTGATCATATATGCGAGATAGTATTAAAGTCTGGAGTAAAACCGTTTTAATTTTACATGAAGAACTTAATTACATTTTTATTAGAAATATCTAAAAAGGTAATATTTTCAGTATTGCCCACGATTAGAGATCTGCTATCTAAGTACTTTTTGTTTTTGCTTAAAACAGTAACCGTTTTAGGATTATGTTACTTTATTTATGGTCTTTATAAAGATAAAAACGATGCAGAAAGAAAATATAATGAAATAGTTGGAAAAGAAGAGCAATTTAAAAGAATAAATGATTACGTAGCTGATTTAGAAAAAAAATATGTATCCGAAAAACAAATGAAAGAAGAGCTTGAAAAAAGATGGGGAGAACAAAAAAAGAACTTAGAAGGTAGAGTAAAATACTTATCCGATGTTCTTTTTGTGTTAAGAAATCAAGAGCAAGAAGGTGGAGCAGGCAACCCCGAAGTCATAGAGATTTCAACGCAAAAAGATGGTAAATCCGGACCTCCATTATGCTATGTAAGATGGGATAAAAATAATAAATTTTATAAAAAAGTATATGATTTTGAAATCAATGTTGATACCGCAATGTCCAGAGATGAAGATAGTGGTAAGTATTTTGTTCTAACTAAGGCAAATTTAACATTATTAGATACACCGTTGGTTGATTCTCAATGGAAAGGCAAACCTTACCCATTAAAAATTTCTAACGGTACAGCCCTAATAGATCCAACAGAAAAAAGTTTGGAAAATAAATTTTACTGGTTTAATCCAAAGCTTAACGGTGGCATTAATTTTGGTGTACGTGCCGGTTCATTCTTTTCTACGCCCACAATTGGAGTAAGTTGGATGGGTTACGGTTTAACCAAAAATGATTTAAAATGGAAATTTATTAGCACTGGAGTTGATTTTGATACAAAGTTTAACAATCCAGGTGTTAATTTTTCACCTTTTTTATACAGACCATTTGATTCTTTTATCGCAAACACTTACATTGGCCCCGGAATAAATTATACATCTTCAGGAACAGGATACTACATGGGTCTTTCTTTAGGATTCTAAAATGAAAGACGAATTAAATAAAGCATTTGTAGCGCCCATAACAAGTCTTCAGCATTTAAGGGATTGGGTAAATATATACCTAGATATAGATCTGCCTTGCGGGTACGTAGATCCTACTAGCAATAGTTCTCCAGCAGAATGGTTATGGGAAGCGTACAATACTTATAAAAATAATAAAGGGAATGAAATACCTGGATATATAATCCTATCTTCACGTGAGGGATTTAAAACTCTAACAGAGTCTATTTTTGCCGTTTTAATGATGGTGCATTTTAAAGCAAGCATTGCGCATATGGCCGCTATTGAAAACCAAGCTAAAAAAGCTATTGGATATATCGATTCGTTCCTGCTTAAAATAAAACCCTTTCTTGAAGCTAATGGATATAAAGTAGATGCAAACAATAAAAGAAGTATTTCAATATTAAATGATAGGGGCGAGAAGGCTTACGTATCAGTTGTTATTTGCAGTTTAAGCGGAGCTAATTCTGACCATACTAATATAATGTGCCTTGACGAAATTGATGTAGTTGCCGATGAAAGAGCATATAGAGAAGCTAAATATATTCCAGGATTTATCAAAGGCCAGTTCCCTATTACAATTAAAACTAGTACAAGAAAGTTTGCTTTCGGTCTAATGCAGCAAGAAATAGATGCAGCTCCAGGGGCAAAAGAAAAAATATTGCAGTGGAATATTATTGACGTAACAGAGTGTTGTCCAAAAGAAAGACATAAACCAGAAGAGCCAAAACAAGTAAGATATCTCCACCCAAACTTACCTTTGAGACATTTATCATCTGAACAATGGGAAACACTGCCAGACATTGAAAGAGCTGATTATGTAAAAAAAGAATTATACGCTGGATGCGCAAAATGTCCATTAGCACCAGTATGTCAGGGAAGATTGGCAGAAAGACCGAAATCTGATGTTGGCGGATTATATAAATCAATAGATTTTACAATTAATCAATTTTATAAAACAGATCCAGACATGTCTGAAGCGCAATTAATGTGTTGGAGGCCATCAAGCTCAGGTCTAGTTTATCCAAATTATGTTGAAAGCGGCACAAAAAGTAATACCTATTCAATAGAAGAAGCATACAAAGCTTTTATGGGTTCAGATGCACCCAAAAATATAACATTTCAAAATTTAATTTATCATTTAAAGGATAACGGAATTAAATTTATTGCAGGCGTTGACTGGGGATATAAACATGCTTTTGCTATAACCGTTTCCGCTAAAATGCCCAATAAAGAGTGGTGGTTTGTAGATTCTTATTCTGTTCCTGGATTAGAGTTTGAGCAGATGATTGCTTTAGCTGAAGATGTAAGAGACTTATATGATATTGAAAAATGGTACGCAGATACTTCAGCCCCCATGTTTATAAAAGCCTTTAGAAAAAGAGGCATGCCTTGTGCTGAATTTAAAAAAGATGTGCAGGGTGGAGTAGAAAGCACAAGAGCACAAATTTTAGATGCATCAAATAATAGATGGCTTAAAATAGTTAAACACCAAAGAACAGAATATTTAATGGAATGTATAAGAAAGCATTCTTTTAAATTAGATCAATCTGGAGAACCTACCAAAGACCCTAGTGATGATCAATATGCTGACGTATGTGATACTGTTAGGTACTTAGCTCAAAATTTATTTCCTATTAATAAAAACCAAGGAAGAAATAAACCTTCTAAATTGGAAGGATTTAAACCGCCTAAACCAGAAAATGACAAATATTATCAAGATTGGATGTCTTTAAAAATACAAGAATTGGCAAAAGACCCTATATCAAACAGGGGATCTTCTAATAACAGCACATTTTTTTGGGATTTTACTGGAAGCTCTGATGATGATGATCAAGTCTAAAAAAGAAATAGATTTAATAAAAGATTCTGGAAAAATAGTTTCAGAAATTTTAAAAGAACTTTCAAATAAAGCCAAAGAAGGTACTACGCCATTAGAACTAGATGGTTTTTGTAGGGAATTAATTAAAAAAAGAAATGCAATTCCAGCATGTTTAAATTATTATGGGTTTCCAGCTAGTATATGTATTTCGGTAAACGAAGTAGCAATACATGGAGTGCCAAATAATAAACCATTTAAAAACGGTGATTTAGTAAAATTAGATTTAGTTGTTAATAAAAACGGGTACTTAGCTGATAGCGCAATAACTATTGGAATTGGTGAATTAAACGAAAAAGCAAGAAAACTTAAAGAAACAACAGAAAAATGTTTATATTCAAGTATTTATACTGTAAAACCAGAATTATCTACAATAGATTTAGTTAAACCGATTAAAGAAATTACAGTTAAGCACGGATATGGTATAATAAAAGAGTACTGTGGACACGGAATAGGCACCGAAATGCACGAAGAGCCTTATATAATCCATGATCCAGATTATGCTATTGATTTTGTTTTAAAATCTGGTATGATTATATGCGTGGAACCTATGATAACCGAAGGATTACCAAACGTTAAGGTTCTTGAAGATAAATGGTCCGTAGTAACAATTGATAACAGCTTGGCAGCGCATTTTGAACATACAGTTTTAGTAACAGACAACGGATATGAGATACTTACATTATAACTTAATCTAATGTAAGATACCGTTTTAAAAGGAAAAAATAATGAATGTAATTAATATTACAACTCAATTACTAGCGTATTCAGATCCTACTTTGACGGATAATCCACAATTAAAATCTATTGATTGGACAAGAAGACTTTTTCAAATTTCCGTATCTAACCCAATGTCCGATGCAAAAACTTTATATCCAGGAGAATCTTTTCAGATTTTTGATGGAACCAGATCTACATCTTTAGATGGAAGCTCTGTTTTGTCCGTTGATCTGCTTTCAAATACATCCAATAGATACAGAGTTAAAGTAACTTCTGGTAATTCCGGGTTTAGAACAGCTAGACTTGTTTTTTCAGTAAACAATGCAACTGTTCAAATTAACAACAATGCCATTGCAAGTTTTGATTTTACTGGAGCTAATTTGGCGAACGTTCAAGTTGGCGACACAATGAGAATTTCTGGTCAATTGTTGTATGATACAGGACCTTTTTCATTTAACCCATTAAATGCTGGTATGTGGAAAGTTATTGGAGTTAATGGAACTATAGTTCAAGCAGTCAGGCCAACAGGAGAAACTTTTTCCGCAGTTAATGAATCAGTTACTGGAGTTTCTTCACAGGTTTCTTTTTATTCATCTAGCGGAGTTCAAGTAGGAGATAAAGTTAGTATCAACGGTACGTTAAGCACTGTTTCTAGACGTGTTTATGAAATTTTAGACGTAACACAGGATTCTTTTGATTTTGTTAGCGGTATTTCTATTCCTGAAGAGTCCAATCTTTCTTACACACTTGACTCATTAGTTTTTTATTCAGGTTCAAAAAGATTAGTTTATATTGAAGTAGATCAAGATGCAGTAGTAAGATTTAATGAAGATTCTTCTGATAATAACAAAGTAACACCCATATCTGCAGGTAATCAAAATTTAATTGGTTATTTGCATAAGTTTGGTGACAGTTATAAAGTTACCGTTATTAACAAATCAATCAACACGATGAATGTTAAATTTTTTACTTGTGAATAGTTTTTAAGGATTTATGGCAGATCAAGATAAAAATAAACCCGGTCAGCAATTGCAACCAATTGATCCTGTTGCAATTAAAGCTTTAGCCAAAAAAGAAGAAGAACTTAACAAGCAAGAACCCTCCGAACCCGGTGTTCTAGAGCTTCTTTTAAAGTCTTTAAAAAATTATGAATCAGCTCAAAGAATGAGTTTTGAAGTTGATCCAACTTTATCCACTTCTTCATACGGTGCTTTATATAGACCTAAAGTTAATTTGGTGCCCGATTATATCATTAAAAGAATTACAGGACCGCAAGGCGATGATTTAGTTTGTCAAATCCTGCAGGCACGTGCCAATATTATGTCTTCTTTTGGAAGACCTAGAACTTCAAGATTTACTGTAGGGTTTGAATTTGTTCAAATCAATAACTCCATTAAAAAAGATACGCCAGAATATGAAGAAATGAAAGAGCGTATTAAAAAAATTAAAGAATTTTTATGGAATTGTGGCCACAAAGACGCAATTGAAGGCGGGGAATACTTTAATCCTACATTATCACAGTTCATGAAAATGGTTACACGTGATGGATTAGCTCATGGAAGAATAGCAGTAGAAAGAATTTACGCCCCAGACCCAAATAATGGCAAAAAAAGATTAGTTGCATTTAGACCTGTGGATTCTGGCACTGTTTACCATATTATTTCTAGAAGATCTTTAGATCAAAGTACCAGGGATAATGCCGTTAGAATTTTATCCCAGCTTAAAAATGAAAAAATCGATATTAAAAGATATGAACAGGATGAATATAGATGGGTTCAGGTTATTAATGGTAAACCAGAACAAACATTTTCTGAACAAGAATTAGTAGTTTACAATCTGTTTCCAACTAATAATGTTGAGTTTAATGGCTATCCGTTGACCCCAATTGATCAAGCATTGAACGCTATTGCTACCCATATTAACATCGCACTCCATAATAAATTATATTTTCAACATGGTAGGGCTTCAAAAGGGATGTTGGTTTTAAGTTCTGCAGATATTGATGAAGGCTCGGTACAAAGAATTAGAAATCAGTTTCATCAATCTATTAACTCAGTTCAAAACTCTTGGAGGATGCCAGTATTTGGAATTGGTCCAGAAGACAGTTTAACATGGCAACCAATAGATACTGCAGGGAAAGATTCTGAATTTAGTTATCTTTCTGATAGCAACGCAAGAGTTATTTTGTCTGCGTTTCAAATGTCTCCAGAAGAACTTCCCGGTTACGCACATCTTGCAAGAGGTACCAATACACAATCGCTATCAGAGTGTTTTGATCCATCAATGAAAATCTTAACTAGAGATGGACTATTTAGTGCAATTGACTTATTAGGAGAATCTAAAGAACAAAATATCGAAGTTTGGACTGGCGATAAATGGAACGAAGGAAGAATTTTTTGGACTGGAGCAAAACCATTAGTTGAAACAACATTAAAATGCAATTTATCCCTTAAAACGTCACCTGATCACCGTTTTAGAGTTGTTGATGAAAATGGTGAATTATCTTGGCGACAGCAATTAGAATTAAAAATTGGAGATACCGTACTGGTTAATGGAGTTCCAGTTAAAGGTGTTTCTAATAGCGTACTGTATTATAATGAACAACAAATAAATTCAGAAATGATGGAAGTTTTAGGTTGGATGTCGGGAGATGGATGTATATCCATGCCAAGAAAACGGGTTGGCGGTAAAATAACGCTATTTTATCATCATGAAAAAGAAATTGATGTACGTGAACGACATTTAAATATTTTAAATAAATTTGGTCTTAATGCTAAATTTGAAGATAAACAAATTTCAGATGAGGAAGCCGACAAAATAATTGAAAGGTTTAATTTTAAGTCTGTTGCCCCATTTAGACGTAATATTAAACTGTACGATTCTAATTTTGTTAGATGGGTAACTGACGAAGGATTCATAAGAGATAGCAAAAAAAGAGTTCCAGAATCATTATATACAATGTCAGTTGAACATCGTTATGCATTTTTACGTGGTTTATTTTCAGCTGATGGACATGTAACCAAAAATGGCGATATCATTCTTACTGTTCAAGATGAAGATATGCGCAATGATGTTAGAGAACTTTTAATTGGCCTTGGCATTAGAACAAATTCATACAAGGGAGTTTTTAGAGAATCTTTTGGAGAAAAAGAATTTAGCCATAAAATATCTATTAAAGATCGAAATGAATTTTGGTCGCATATTGGATTTTTACAGCAACATAAACAAGAAAGAAAAAGAGACAAAAATTGGACAATTGGAGATTTACCGAAATCTTTAATGTCATCAATTGCTACACTTTGTTTAAATGGATTGACAGAAAATCTATCAAAAATTGAACGAGATCAACTTGTTGCTGCTAAAAATGGAAATAGAAATATTTCAAAAAGTAATTTAATGTTTTTAGCGGAAAAGTGTAAAGTTACATTACCTGATTGGTTTATGAACCATCATTTTGAACAAGTTGTTAACATTAAAGATTGCGAAGAAACTATTGAAATGGTTGACGTTGAAGTATTTAATGATGAACATGCTTTTGTTTTAAATGGAATACAAGTACACAATTCCAATAATGAATGGAAGCTAACCGCTGCAAGAGATGCGGGATTAAGACCTTTAATTTCTGACCTACAGGATTTTTTTAATGCCCATATAATTCCAGAAATTGATTTTGAATTTTCAAAACATTATAGGCTTGTTTTTGCTGGTCTTGAGCAGGACAGCCCAGAAAAAGAAGCTACTAGAATCTCTCAAGATATGTCGATTCATATGACATATAATGAAGTTTTAGAAAGAGTTGAAAAAGATAAAATGCCAGCAGAGCTTGGCGGAGATTACCCGCTTGCCCCACAGTTTGTTACTGGTGTTCTAGATCCTTATTTAACCGTTGGAGAAAAATTAGAAAATTTCTTTGGCAGACAAGGTGCGTCTAAAGATCCAAGATTTGATTGGTATAGAGATCCATTGTGGTTACAATGGCAACAAATTGTTTTACAAAAAGCTCAAATGGCTTCTCAAAATATAATGATGGCCCAGCAAATTCAACAGCAAAACATGCAAATGATGTCACCACAGCCACAACAAGAAGAAGCACCAGAGGGCGCAACAGAAGCTCAAAAAAGCGAAATAACTGCTAAAAATCAAAAAGCATTAGAAGAGTGGAATGCGCAAAACTTTCAAAGTTTAGCAAAAGCTACTCAAAATAATCACGATGTTTTAACTAAAACGATCTTGGAACGACACAAGCAAATGGTTGAAAAACATCTAGATGATTGGTCAAAAGAGAGCAAACAGGCTATTAAACAAATAAAAGAATCTTTCAACGATGAAAAAGAGTAAGCTCAGTTTAACCCAGAAAGCACTTATTTCTTTATTGTTAGCAGACCTTTTCTATAGGGCACAAGCTAAGTTTTTGGGCAGTAGATTCGATGGTCCAGTAAAATATAGGATGCTTGCGGCTACGGCAGATAGAAAGTTTACCCTAGACGGAATTTACTTATACACTTTAGCCCTTTTGTACGGAATAGGTATTTCTCCAGATGATAAAGAGCTAGAAGGTCTTGCATCAATATCGCAAAATTATTTTGAAATGCAAAGGCTTAAGGCAACTAACGAGCTTTTAAATGGATTAAAAGCTGCTAAAAGCAAAAAAGAAATAAATGAAATAGTCAAAAATGTTTTTAATAAAGCTTCTAATTCCGTAGAACTCCTTTTAAACACAGAAACAAAAACCGTTCAAGCCTATGCAGAAATGCATGGAGTGTCTAATTTAGCTGCCAAAGATGGGATTTCCGACCCCACAATAGTAAAATTTGGAATAGTAGATAATAAAATTTGCGAAGCATGTAAAAAACTTTGGCATGACGAAAATAATCTTTTCGTACCTAAACCATGGAAAATGTCTGAATTAAACTTTGGTTATAGTTCCCATAAAAACGTTAAAGCTACTATAGGCCCAACTCACCCAAGATGTAGGCATACTATATCATATGTGCCACCAAATCATGGATTCAATGAAGACGGCAAATTAGTGTTTAAAAACGAAGGTTACGATTATCACAAAGAATATTACAAAGTTAACAAAAAAGAAGATATTCAAGAAACTCTTTTAAAATCCTGCACTTGCGACGGTCTGTTTCATCATACCCCAAACTTAATCTTTTAATTAGAAGTGTAAATGCTTATTTTAATAGATATTTTGTTTTAAGACGGTAAATTCATGTTAATTGATGGACCAATTACAACTCAAACTATTGATAGCAGTGGCGAAATTTTGGACTTAAAAGGTCTTGATATTTCTGACTTTTTAGAAGGCAAGGCCACGGCCAATTTTGAGCACAACAACGAAAATCCAGATGATGTTTTAGGCTGGTTTACTTACGCTAAAAAAATATTCAGCGAAGATGACTGCGAAAACGAACGTCAAAGAATGTTTTGGGAAAAAGTTAAAACACCTTTTCTTTATGGCATATTAGAGCTTTTGGACGATTCTCAGCATCCTGGAGCTGTTGCTGTAGCAGCTATGCTTAGATATTTTAAAAAGAAAAATGAACCAGTACGAATTGGAATGAGTATTGAAGGTTCTACTCTTGAAAGAGATGGTCATATATTAAAACGAACTGTTGGTAGAAAAGTAGCTATTACTCTTAGACCTTGCAATAAACAATGTATGCTCGATGTTTTACCGCAAGAAAGATCTGACGAATTATTTAGAAAAATGGAATCAGATCGCATTCGGTCTTTTGAAGTCGATTCACCTATTTTAGATAAAACAGAGTTTTTAGACAAAGGTGCAAAAGGTGATTGGGAAAAAGAGGGGTATAATATTTCTCATAAAATAGATAAAGACAAGATTTATGTTTTTGCCCACGATAAAAACCAAAACAAAGCTGGGCAAGTTACTTTTATTGATAAAGGTAATTATATTAAAAACGCACCAGCGCATATAGCTTGGGTTGGCGAGCCGCATCAACGAAAAGGTATTGCAACAGCTATGTACCAACACGCTGAAAAAATTACAGGAAAAAAAACAAAACGGGGAATGACTACCGGCGAAGGTTCGGCTTTATGGTCCCAGCCTAATAGACCTTTTGGTAAATCAGAATTCACTCTTATCGACGAAATAAAACAAGATTTACAAATTCTTAAAAAAACATTAACTGCAGGAATGGGAAATGCTGCACCATCAAATTTAACTGGCGGTTCTGCATTAGCAACTGAAGATAAACAAAATAAAAAAAACATAAATGTTTTAAAATCAGTTATTAGAGATTTTCAAGGTAAATCAAAAGACGAGTTTAAAAAAGCAGTTAAAGAAGCTTTACCAGATTTAAGTGATAAATATGTAGATCATTTCGTTGATTTAGCAGAAGATTTGTCTCTAAAAAAATTTAGAAAAAAACTTTTTTAAGGAGTGAAAAATGAAAGCAGAATTTCATGAAAATGGAATGATTAAAATGGAATTTGATCGAACTACCCCCGATCATATTAAGAAGGCCGCATTCAAATGGGCTAAAAAAAGAGGGCTAAAAGCCACTGAAGCCTCTTTAAACAAGTCAGCTAACCATACAGAATCATACGTTTTTTCAGTGTCGGGTAAAAATTTACCGTTAACCGATAGCTATATAACAAAAGAATGGAAGTTTAAGTAATTGTTTTTATTAATTTTTTTGACTAGCACTTAAGATCATCAAAAAAATAATGATTACAATAATTTATTAAATAGTTGATTTTATTAACTATTTTATTTTTAACTTAAACATTATAAGTAAGGCAGAGTATAACTTTGCGAAAAGTTTAAGTTAATCGTATAATCGAAACTTGATTAAAACTTTAACAGACTATCGTTAAATAAAGGAGATAGCAAAATGTCAGCATTTAAAGCTCAGGCGATGGCCAGAAACCTTCAACAGCGTCTAAAAGCACAAGTTGCCCCTACGCTTACAATCACTCAAACATTGGATGCAAATAGCATGCCAATTTTGAAACTTGCTAAAGGTGGCGAAACCATTTTTATTAAAATCGAAGTTGAGCAAAATCCTTCGGGCGGAGTTAACGCTGTTGGAATGGCTCAAGAATCTTACAGCCCACACGCCGTCTCTATCCTAAGAGACAGCACTGCTACAGATCAAGATTTAAGAGAAAAAGCTTCAAGTGAAGCTGTTAAACTTGGATCAAAAGTAAATCTTTTTGAAGTTAATCCATTGCCATCCGTTTATGATTTAACTGGCGCTAGCTTGGCTGCTTCGATTTCTTCCGATCCTTACAACAAACTTACTCAGTCAGAGTAATCTGTTTATTTTTAAGGTATTGGAGATTATTAATTTTTTAAGGAGATTTCAATGTGGCTCAACGATAAAGAAATTGAATCATTGATCTCTTCGGTGCAAGAAGAGCTTGAAAAAGCAGAATTCTTAGCAAAATCTTACGAAAAAGATGAAGCCGAAGAAGAACCAGCAGAGCAGGAAGAAGAAACGTTCGCTGCTCCAGAAGCTTCAGAAGAAGCTCCTGCAGAACAAGCAGCAGAAGAACCAGCAGAAGAACCTGCTGCTGAAGCTTCAGCAGAAGCTCCAGAAATGGAAGGCGCTCCTGAAGAAGAAGCTCAAGAATTATCCGATGAAGACCTAGTTAGAATTTATTCTTCTATGTCTCCAGAAGAACTTGAAAGACATGCTATGATTGTTAAAATGGTCGCAGAAAGAATGCAACCAGAATCAGAAGCTTCTCAAGAAGCCCCTGAAGCAATGAAAGCAGAAAAAGAAGAGGATGATAAAGATGAAGAGCACGAAGAAAAAGCAGAAGCCTGCAAAGCAGAAAAAGAGTCAGACGACGACAAGTGCGAAGCAAAAAAAGCTGAAAAAGACGACAAAGAAGACAAAAAAGACGACGGCAAAGAAATAAAAAAATCCGAGTCTGAAATTTTTTTAGAAAAAATTAAGGCTTACGAAGCAGATTCAAAAGAGATCAATTCTTTGAAAAAAGAAAATGAAGCTCTAAAAACAGAACAACAAAAACTGAATAAATCTATTGATTTGCTAACAAAAGCAATCGAAGCAGGATTCAAACCTGTAAGAAAATCAGTTGCCGGAGTTGAATTCACTACTCGTTCTGAAGAAATTTCTGAAGCAAAGCCTTTAACTAAGTCTGAGCTTATGGAAAAAATTAAAGTTAAGGTTAAGGAACCTTCTCTTTCTAAATCAGAACGTGATTTAATTAATCAGTACGTTTTGTACGGTACTGATAAAGAAAAAGTTGAAAAACTTATTATCGGAGGAAAATAACAATGGATCTAGTAAAAACACTAGAAGGTCTAGTTAAGACGCTAGAAGCTGGCAATTACAATGCTACTCCTAGCAACTTAGTCCAAGGGTCTGCATTGCAGATGGAAGATCTCTCCCCTGTCATGCACAATGTATGCTGGGACGATAGTCATATTAAACTGCAAAAGCTTTTTTCAGTTAAAAAAGCTAAGTCGATCCTAGTTCAATTTAACCGTAAGCTGTCCTATGGACGTTTTGGCGGATCTGCAAGACGCGAAGGATATGTAGGCGATGTAAAAACTGGCGACTACATCCGAGCAGTGGTGCCGATGTGCTTCTACTCTCAAGTTCGACGGGTTACGATTGCTGCTAACATGGTTGATACCATGGACGGAATTAAAGCAGAAGATCGTGAAGCCGATAACGCAGCTATTGAATTAGCTGGGGATGTCGAATTTGATATGTTTAAAGGAAAAGCAAACTTTTCCAATGCTGGAGTGTTTGATGGTAATCCTTTAGCAATCCCTGAATTGCCAAACATGCTAGGTCTAGATGTTCAAGTTCGTCAATCTGACGATCAGTTGAATACACAAGATCTTATGTTCCTAAGCTATGGCGGAAATCGTTCAGTAGTCCTTTCCAAAAATGGGCCTCTTGATCAACCGATCGTAGAAGATGCTGCCCTAAGAAGCCGCATGAATCACGGTAAAGCTGAAATGCTGTTTGTTGATCCAGTTGTACTATCTGGATATAACAAGTCGATTGCTCTTGGAACTGGAGCTAACAGCTTGCAACGTATCGTTCTGGCTGGTTCTGCTCAAGATGCTTCTGGAGCTGACCTACGAAGACAATGGGTTTCTAACGGAACAGTGCAAATTGAAGATAGCCGATTCCTGAGCGGGAAAACTCAGCCAGACCGACCAAATATCGGTTCTCCGGCTACTCCTGCGATTGCTGTTCAGCCAGCTGCTGGTGCAGGCGGAGCACTTCCACCTGCTACATATAAGTATCTTATTACTGCTCAAAACGAGCGTGGTGAGTCTTTAGGAATTCTAAGTAATTCCATATCTTCTGTTGCTGGTGAAAAAATCACTCTAAGCATTGCCCCTCAAGCTGGAGCGCTATTCTTTAGCGTTTACAGAGCTTCTGGCGCATCTGCTGCAGCAGCAGATTGCAAATTTATCGGACATGTGGCTCAAGCCGCTAGCGGTAACACGGTCTTCACAGACCTTGGAAACCGAAGCGAGGCCTTTGTGACTGGATACCTAGTTCAAAAAGATTGCTGGGGAATCCATGAATTGGCACCTTACAGCCGTTTGAAATTGTCTGTCAGCGATTTATCGATGCCTGAAGCTCATTTCCGATTCTTGACTGTTGCTGGTTATGAACCACGTAAGAACGTCTTGATCGATAATTTGACAGGTACTTTTTAATTAAAAATTAAATAGTATTAAGTATTTAACCCCTGATTAGCTTAGCTAATCAGGGGTTTTTATTTTTAATTATTATGGTATAATTACTTTATGAAAGTTATTATCAAAATATACTAAATATACTGTTGCCGTATTAGATTTCATTTTAAATTTCTTCTAAGGTTTCTACAAGTTCTATTACCTCATCTTCATTTAAATTAAATCTATCCATTAGGAATTCTTCATCAAGAAAGCCATAAGAATTTGTACAGTTTTCCTCGTTAATAATAATTAAACTAATGATGTCGTTCAGTTTTTTGTTTTCCATAAGTAATACTCCATTATATTAAGGCAAAATTTTTTTTCAAGCCAATTCTGTTATTTTGTTTTACCCTTACTAACCATTTAACTGCTTCCATATGCGCTTATCCTTTCATAGTAAGTAGTTTATGTTCATTTACTAACTTAATTGCTAAGAGTATTTGTTTTTGAGACCAATACCCGTTTTTGCCAACGAAAAACTGCTAACGAGACCAACAAAGGCTTGTATTCTTATGGGAATGATAGAGCTTGATAAATTTCAAAGTTAAAGTCGCTAACTCTTTTATGAGTGCGAAGATATTTATACGATAACTCGTTGCCCCTTTGTTTTTCTTTTATGTAAACCTTTCAAGATCTTCTATATACATAATGGTTTAATAATATCAAATACGTTAAATAACGCAATAACGCAAGGTTTATGCCAATTATATTATATTAAATTGTAATGATTTTAATTACTTACTTGAAGACATTATCTGATCTATTTCTTTGCCGCTAATAGTCTCTTTTTCCAGTAACGCAGATGCTATTGCGTGAAGAGAATTGATATTTTCTTTTAATAGCTTTTTAGCTCTTTCGTAGTTTGAAGTAATTAGTTGTCTTACTTCGGTCTCGATTAATTTATATAGATCGTCGGAAAATTCTTTCTTGCTTAATCCAAAGTAATTTTCCTTTTCGTTTGAATAGCTAATAGGACCGATTTTGTCATTTAAGCCCCATTCACGTACCATTTTTCTAGCAAGCTCAGAAGCTCTTTCGATATCGTTTGAAGCACCAGTAGTAATCTGACCAATGATGATTTCTTCAGCAACTCTACCGCCCATTAGAAAAGAAATCATATCTTCGGCATATTCTTTGGTCATGGATACTTTATCTTCCAAAGGAAGCGTTTGGGTTAACCCTAAAGCCATACCCCTTGGAACAATAGTTACTTTATGTATTGGGTCTATGTTTTGAAGTAATTTACCTACAAGAGCGTGACCAGCTTCATGATATGCAGTTGTTCTTTTTTCTTTATCACTTATTACCAAGCTTTTCTTTTCAAGCCCCATTAGAACTTTATCTATAGCATACTGAAAATCATCCATTTCAATTAATTTTTTATTCTTTTTGGCAGCAGAAAGAGCAGCTTCATTTACTACGTTTTCAATTTCAGCACCAGAAAATCCAGGAGTATTTCTAGCTAAAATGTTTAAGTCTACATTTTCTGCAAGAGGGTTTTTTTTAGTATGAACTTTAAAAATTTCTTCTCTACCCTTCAAAGAAGGCAGAGGAACACTGATTTGCCTATCAAACCTACCAGGTCTTAAAAGAGCGGCATCTAAGATATCAGAACGGTTAGTTGCACCAATGACAATAACCCCGTTATTGCCGCTAAACCCATCCATTTCTACCAAAAGCTGGTTTAATGTTTGTTCCCGTTCATCGTGACCCCCACTTAGACCGACACCACGTTTTTTACCTAAAGTATCTATTTCGTCAATAAAAACAATACATGGGGCGTTTTTCGAAGCTTGGTCAAACAAGTCCCTTACTCTAGAGGCACCAACCCCAACAAACATTTCTACGAAATCTGAACCAGAAACAAAGAAAAATGGCACATCAGCTTCTCCAGCTGTAGCTCTAGCTAAAAGAGTTTTACCAGTTCCTGGAGCACCAGTTAAAAGTACCCCACGTGGAATTCTGCCGCCAAGTTTAGTAAATTTTCCAGGATGCCTTAAAAACTCCACAATTTCTTCCAGTTCAGCTTTAACCTCTTCCATGCCAGCCACGTCTTCAAAAAGGATTGCATTTCTTGTCCTTGAAAAAGATCTAGCCCTACTTCTACCAAAGCTATTTGCTAGACCGCCAGAGCCACCCCCAGCAGCATTTCTAAACATGTTTAGAATCATCCAAGTAAACAATCCCATCAGTAAAATCATTATTAATGTAACCCATATATTACCTTTGCCTTGAGCTGATTCATAATTTGGCGTTACTTTATGTTCCTCAAGTATTTGAAAAACCCTAGCGTTATATGTGTCTCCAAAGGTTTCAAAATATATATATTGATCCTCTATTGGTGTTTTAAATTTGCCAGTAATCGATTGGTTTAGTTTTATTGTTACATCAGATATTTTATCTTCTTTAACATATTCAATAAATTCCTTGAAATTAATTTTTTTTGTAGTTTCTTTCGTGTCACTAGGGCTTACAATAATTAGTGCTATAAATCCAATAAACAGAAATATTGCAAGCCTTTTCAAAGAAATTTTCACGATAACTCCATCAAAGGTGTTATTAAATTTTTAAAAAACAAAACTATAAAAGTTTAAAACATAAACCCATATTTTTCAACTAATTCAATTTTATCTTTTTTAAAGAATTCAAAAGCAGATTCATCATTGCTTCGTATTACCTCCACTTCCTTGATTAAGGGACATTTGTTGAATCTAATTTTAACAACAAACAACCCTAAATCTAGTTCTCTAGGGCTTCCAGGACCTCTTAAGCTTTTGTCGCAACGTAAAGTTACAACTTTATCAGCAAATTTATTTTTAAGTGCTTCGTCTGGGTTCATCCATAATTCATTGGCGATCATTCCTAAATAACTGTTTAGGCCAATTCCAGCCCTGGCAGCAACATCTGAATTAATTTTCATTAGCTGATTAGCTATTGACTGAAATCTTGTAATAAAGCTTCCAGGGAAACTACCGCTAATGTTCCCAATACTGGCTCTATGACTCATCATGGTTGATGACGAGATAATGTATCTATCACCCAAGCTTTGAGAAATAATAAAACCCATGCTAGCATTAAACATGCTAACCGTATGAACTGGTCTGGGCAAGCTTTTGGCAACCTCGATAATTTTTAAACCATCATCTACGCTACCACCAGGAGTATCTAACACTAGATAAATAGGCTCACCATCTTTCAGGTCATCACTTTTTTCTAAAAGTTCTTTACTTACAGTAGCAGCAATTGCGCCCATAATAGGCATATTTAAAAGCACTGTATTTTTTTCTGATAAAGTTAAAATTGGATTTGTGTTTGCTGGATTTACAGCTTTATTTTCTGCAGAAGTACAAGCACTTATTAATAGTGCAATCATCAAATATTTCATTAGTTTCTCCATTTTATAAATGTTAAAGTATCATTATATAGCAAAAATAATACACTAATCAATATATTTATTTGATATTATAATATAAAATGATAACCCAGCAAAAAAGCTGTATAAATAGTTGAAATTGTTTAAAAAAAGACAATCCATTAACCAAAATATTAGCCGCCGTAAAGCAAGAAAGCCCTAGTATAATTGAAAAAATATTTAAAAGCGGCAATTTTACTGACACGCCAAGCAAAAAGATCTTTGCTAATTGCACAATAGAAATTGCCGCAAATATATTGTTTCCAGTTAATATTAAATTTTCTGGTTTTAGTTTCAATTTTAATACCGATTAGTTTGAAAAATAATAAGTTATTCCAAACAAAGCTGCAAAATAAAAAGATAAAAAAATTAAAACATTAAAAGCAAAAACAAGTTTAGCGTTCGATGAAGAAATAGGTTCTTGACCGTTAACGCTAATCGTTATCCTTTGATTTTGCTTCAATTTTTTCATTTGATGAAAATACCCTGGGTGTGTTAAATCTATTTCATACATAATTAATACCCTTTCGTCTTTTGTTCAATTAAAGAATCTGCATACCCCATTTCCGCAATCATTTCTGGGTATGTAGATTCCATTTCTTTAACTAGATCAACCGTAGGTTCCCGATCTCCACTAACCAATAAAATATCAATGATTGAATATTTTTCAGTTTTATCGTTGTATTTTACTTTAATCTTGTAATCATTATTGTTATGTTCAACCGCGTAATACATAATTACCCTTTATATTGAAAGTGTAGGTTTAAAGCCGTAAGCATAAACAAACTGAAATACACTAACAAAAGCATATTTACGTTGTCCTTGTTTTCCTTAACAGTAAGTCTTTTTGGTTTTTTAACTGACGTTTTTTTGGCCGACATATGTTCTCCTTTTAGTTTTGTAATTAAACAATATCAAATATGTTAAACAACACAATAACGCAAAATTTATGCCAAACTATTTTTTTACTTAAATTGATTAATTTCTTGCATATTTCTTGCATAACGTGTATATTTTTATCTATTAGTATCAAATAATACTAAAAGTGCATTTTTTTGACATTAAAACTAGATTTTAAAACAAGTGTTTAAAAATAAAAAACATTGATTTTAAAATGGTTTATTTTTGATTAAAAAACTTTAACAATATTAAATAGTTATTTGATTTATAATTTTAAGGGGAATTTACTTAATCTTTTAGATTTGAGACTGAACTATGCCCATTCGTTACGATATTAAAACAGATTTAAACGATCTATACACTAGCGGTGGATCTCATGTACACGTTGGATTAGGGGATTTATTAGATCAATTAATTTCAGGCGAAGTAAACGGACCTGGAGTTTCTACACAATATAGCATAGTTAGATGGGCTGATGCTAATGGCATGGATTTATTAAGTACTTCCAATGCTACTATAGACCCATTAGGCATTTTATCTTTAACAGCCACAGATATCACTCATTTATTAGCTGGAGCAATAAGGGTCGGAAACACTAACCAGCTTGCTGCGGTTTCCGGTGCAGGTGCCATAAGATACAATGCAGGTACATTACAAGTATCTGACGGAGCAGTATGGCAGAATGTTAACTCAAACACTTCTGAATGGCATATTGGTGGAAACGGCGGAACAAATCCAGCGGTTAATTTTATTGGTACAACTGACGCACAAGATTTTGTAATTAGAACAGATTCATTACCTAGAGTCACAGTTGATAAAACAGGCCCAGTAACTATAGATTCTACTTTAAACGTAAATAGCAATATAAATTTAACAACTTTAACAGCCTCAACTGCGCTGATTTCCGATGCCTCTAAAAATATTATTTCTTCGTCAGTAACCTCAACAACTTTATCTTACTTAGATGCTACAAGTTCTGTTCAGACTCAATTAAACGGAAAAGCAAACACTGCTTTAAGTAATTTAGTTTCTCCTACTGCAGTCAATCAAAGTTTACTTTTTGATTTAGATGGAAATCATAATATTGGTGCTGTGGGGGCTTCGAGGCCAAACGATATACATGTAAAAAACAGCATCGTGCTTGGTGGAGATGTAACTTTAACTAGAGATTCTGCTGAAACGCTTAAAATAGACACAGGTTTATTAATTAATGGTGGATTTACTTTAAAAAGAAGTGCTACTGCAGTAGACAAAACTTTAACATCTTCAGAATGTTATATTGGCATTGACACAACTGGCGGAATAGTCAATATAACTCTACCATTAGCAAATTCAACATATAGTGGAAAAGTTTATTTTGTAAAAGATGAAGCTGGAAATGCATCTGTTAATAAAATAAGAGTACAGACTCAAGGTGCGGATAAGATCGATGGTGGCACGTTTTTTGATATAATTGCAGCTTCAGAATCAATTGCTGTCATCTGTGACGGTGCAAGTAATTGGTTTATAATATAAAATAGATTTTTATTTTTAATGTAAAAATATCGTCGATTAACTAAAAAAATCGATTAATTTTTTTTTAATTAAAACAGGATCTTACAAAATAAAAAATGGCGGCAGATTA